GAGGTACCAGCCCAGCGGTTAGTGGACCCATCTTTAACCACCCAAAGGGATAAAACTGGGCAGGTTGTCATTAAGCGCGATGATGGGTTAAGAGGCAGCATATGCACAGTTAGGGTGTTTGCTGATAGTAAGCCCGTGGCTGATTTAAAGTCTGCAGAAAAGGTTACCCTTTATTTAGCTGCTGGTGAACACGTTTTCAGCGCTCAAGGCACAGGGGCGTGTTATGGCGGTCTGAGTGGGCAAGCTGGAAAGGTTTCTGAAGATAAAACCCTGACCTATCGGATAGGATTAGGATCTGTAGGTGATTTCGCTATCTACCCCGAAGCATTCTAAGCTAATTAAGAGATTTTAAGGCCCGCAAGATGCGGGCTTTTTTATTACCTAAAAATCACTACCCGCTTCGGCGGGTTTTTTTATGGACGCAATATGGCAACGATCACTGGTTCGAAGGGTGGCAAACAAAAGCAGCACACGCCTGTAGAACAGCCTGACAGCGCCCAGTCCATGGCGCGTTGTCGCATGCTGCTGGCGCTGGGTGAGGGTGAGTTTGCTGGTGGGCTTGATGCCACACGCATTTACCTGGACGGCACGCCGCTGGGCAATGCCGACGGCAGCATGAATTTCGAGAATGTGTCATGGGACTTTCGCCCGGGAACACAGATGCAGGATCCCATCCCCGGCTTCCCGGCGGTGGAGAACGAAACCACCATTGGCGTGGCACTGACGAACGCCACGCCCTGGACGCGAGCCTTCAGCAACACGCAGATTGATGCCGTGCTGGTTCGGATCGGTATCTCCGGTCTGCAGCAGCAGGAAAACAACGGCGATATTGTCGGCACCTCTGTCACCTATCATATCGACGTTGCCACGGATGGTGGCTCGTATGAAACGGTCATGACCAAGACGGTGACCGAAAAGCTAAGCTCCCTCTATGAGCTCACGCACCGCATCAACCTGCCTAAGGCCAGTACAGGCTGGCAGATCCGCGTCGTGCGTGACACCGCCGACAGCACCAGCCAGCTGCTGCAGAACAAAACCCAGGTGCAGGCCATTACCGAAGTGATCGACGCCCGCATGCGCTACCCGCATACCGCGCTGCTGTACGTATCGTTTAACGCCAAAGCGTTCAGCAACATCCCGAAGATTTCCTGCAGGCCGAAAGGCCGCATTATACGCATTCCCTCGAACTACGATCCGATAGCGCGGACTTACACTGGCACATGGGATGGCACGTTTAAGTGGGGCTGGTCGAATAACCCGGCATGGATCTGGTTTGATGTCCTGACCGAGCCGCGCTTTGGCCTCGGCCGCCGCGTCACGCCGGACATGCTGGATAAATGGGAGCTTTACCGCATCGCACAGCGTTGCGATCAGTTGGTTCCGGACGGTAAAGGGGGCAGCGGCACAGAGCCGCGCTTCATGTTCGACGTCTACATCCAGTCGCAGGCCGATGCATGGCAGGTGATCAAAGATATCGCCGCCGGCTTCAATGGCATGACGTTCTGGGGCAACAACATGTTCAATGTTGTCTCCGATATGCCAGTCGATACCTCGAAGCTGCAGATCCTCACCCGCGCCTCGGTGGTGGATAAACCCACGTACTCCAGCGGCAGCGAGAAGAACCGTTATTCCAGCGCACTGATTAACTTCAGCGATCCGGACAACCACTATCAGGACCGCACCACTGCGGTGATGTTCCCTGATCTGGTGAAGCAGTTCAATTTTAAGCAGACGCAGATAACGGCCATCGGCTGCACGCGAGAGAGCGAGGCGCAGCGGCGCGGCGGCTGGGCAGTTTACTCCAACTACCTGGACCGGATCATCACCGTGGAGACCGGGCTTGATGGTGTCGCCTTCATGCCCGGTACCGTGTTCGCCTTTGCCGACGAACGCCTGTCCGGCCGGGTGTATGGCGGGCGCATAACGGATTGCGACGCCTCCATCCGGGCGGTCACCACTGACCGGGGCACCAGCGCGGTACCCGGTGATACGCTGATGATCCGCACGCAGGGCGGTACCGTTGAGAGCCGCATTATCCAGGCGGTGAACGGCAACCAGCTGATTGTGTCCACGCCATTTGCCGCTACACCAGCGCCAGATGCAATTTTCGTCATCGATGCAGGGCAGCTGCGCCTGCAGTATTTCCGGGTGACCAACCTCAGGTACAACGACGAGGAAAACACATTCACCATCACCGGCGCTGAGTACAACACCTCGAAATATGATGCCGTGGATAATAACGCACGTCTGGATGTTCCGCCGATTAGCCTCATCCCTACTGGGCTGGTGGCGCAGCCGGGCAACGTTACGGTCTCCGGTTATGATACCGTTCGTCAGGGGCAGCGCGTGGCCACGCTGGTGGCAACATGGGATGCGCCGCTGGACCAGCACGGCAAACCTCAGGCCGATGTGGTTGCCTACCAGGTGCAATGGAAACGCGGGGACAACAAGTGGATCAACACCCCGGAAACAGGGCTGAGAAGCATCGAGGTGCCAGGCATATTTGCCGGTGATTACCTGGTGCGTGTCCGGGCGATCAACTCCGGCGGCGCATCCAGCCTGTGGGCTACCTCGACCCTTACTCACCTCTCCGGACGCACAGGCGATGTGCCGAAACCTGTCGGCCTGGCCGCCACGGATGATGTCGTTTTCGGCATCAATATCACCTGGGCCTTCCCGGCGGACAGCGGCGACACGCTTAGCACCGAGATTCAGTACAGCGTGACCTCTAATGGAGAAAATCCTGTGCTGCTGGCCGCTGTGCCTTATCCTCAGCAGCTTTATCAGCAGATGGGCCTGCGGGCCGGGCAGGAGTTCTGGTACCGGGCGCGGCTGGTGGACCGTATCGGTAATCAGTCCGGGTGGACCGACATGGTGCGCGGCCAGGCGAGCATCGATGTTTCTGACGTCACTGATGCCATTCTGGAGCAGATTAAGGATACGGAGCTCTTTAAAGACCTGGTCGAAAACGCAGTTGAAACCAGCCAGGCCCTGGCCGACATGGCCGCCTCGATCGCCGAAAATGCCGATCAGCTGGCGGTAGCCGTCGGCGCAACGCGGGAGACGGCCGAAGGTATCATCCAGAATGCGCTGGCCATCGCCGAGGTGACGTTCTGGCAGTCGGCCCAGCAAGGCGCTAACTCGGCGCAGTTCGAACAGCTGCGCGAGGTGATCGCCACCGAGACGGAAGCGCGAGTTACCGACGTCACTCGCCTGGATGCCAAAACTGAGGCTAACGCGGCAGGCATTACCGAAGTGCGCCAGGCGGTGGCCACCGAAGAGGAGGCGAGGGCCACAGCGGTTACTCAGCTGACGGCGGCCACGAAAACCGCCTCTGATAAAGCCGATGAAGCAGTGGGTAAGGCGGACGCGGCAGCAGAGGAAAGCGCGCAGAACACCGCGGCGATCACCGATCTGGATCAGGCGGTCACCACGCTGGACAGCGCCACTGCGTCCCGGTTCGAGGAGATCACCGGCAAAACGGATGTGGCCAGCGGCGGCGTACAGAACACGGCGGTCGCGTTGATTCAGAGCACCCTGGCGAACGTCAACCTGCAGCAGCGTCTGAGCGTTCAGTATGGCGACAGCAAAGCGGGGATCCAGCGCGTTGACAACGTGATGGCCGACGCCAGCCGGGCGGTCAGTGAGTCGCTCAAAACGCTGGATGTATCGACAGGCGGCGGCACGTCTAGCGTCACTGACCTTGCCAGAACCCTGGCTGATTTCTCGCAGGTATCGGCGCAGCGCATTAACTCCATGACCGTCACAATGAACGGGCAGACGGCGGCAATCACTCAGAACGCCCAGGCTACCGCTGACCTCAGCGGCAACATCAACGCGATGTACAACATCAAAGTCGGTGTTGCCAGCAATGGGCAGCTCTACGCCGCTGGCATGGGGATTGGCGTTCAGAATTCACCGTCAGGCATGCAGTCACAGGTCATTTTCCTTGCCGACCGGTTTGCTGTGACTTCTGTGGCTGGCGGTGCTGCTTCACTTCCGTTTGTTATTCAGAACGGGCAAACCTTCATTAACCAGGCGTTCATAGGAAAGGGCTGGATTGAAAATGCCATGATAGGCGACTTTATTCAGTCTAATAACTATGTGCCGGGATCATATGGATGGCACCTTAATAAAAATGGCACTTTCGAAAACTACGGAAGCGACGCGACCGGCGCGATGAAGCAGACCAATACAACGATCAGCATCAAAGACACAAATCGCCTGCGGGTGCAGATCGGCAGAATAACGGGGGTGTTCTGATGTCGTGGGGTATTCAAACGTGGGATGCCAACGGCAACCCGAATAACTATGGCCTGGTGCCGATCAGTGTTCTGGGTTATTTCGCGGTTGCCGCCGGGCAGCAATCAGGCGCGGCGAGCTATGTGGTCCCTGCGGGCTTTCGCATGGAGTTCCTGCAGGTGACCGCCAGCGACAGCTACACCATTTCCCGTCGCACTATTACTGTTTCAGGGGGAACCATCACCCTGGGCGCGGCGGCGGATAATAATTTCGGAGCCAGTACCTATCCGGCTATTAATGGTTTCATTATTACTTATCTGAGGGCCGCGTAATGGACTGGGGAGCATTACTGGTAACCGAAAACGGTGCACCGTTTATCACACCGCAGTCGATACCGCTGGCGATGTACAGCAAAAAGAGCGCTGGCATCTCTGGCACTGCAGGTTCGGTTACAACCATTTCAGAGTCGTTTCCTGCTGGCAGGCCCGTCATCCCGTTTGTGTACTCGACCACTAACTGTGTTGTCAGTTACATGGTAAGCAGGAATGTCTGCACCGTGACGTTCCGCAACTCGACAGCAGTTGGCACAGCATACGTGTACTTTTTCACGATTTTTGAGCAGCGGCTACCGGACTGGGGTATTGCCATCTGGGACGAGCAGGGCACCTGCATCCTGACAAACGAAACCAGGGTATTAACGGATGTTCAGGCAATCGGCACCAACGGCAGCGACAGCGCGGGCTTCTCGATTAACACCACGCTGTCGGGCAAATTTGGCATTGTTCCGTCAATGTCCGGCCTGGCGACAGGTGTGATCCTTGATGGGGGAACGCGCCCATGGTCCTCCCAGTATTTCTTTTCTGCGATATTTAACGGCGGTACCACACAAATCGGACAGGCCACTACCGGAGGCACCGCCGGTAGCGGCGTATCAAACCTCGCTTACCACAACATGAAAAACAGCGTTTACGCGCTGAATCTCGCTAACTACGACTGACAGCTACCCACATTCCACACAGAACCCGCCACGTGCGGGTTTTTTATTGTCCGGAGACAACATGATTTACACCATTGGCACGATTGCAGGCAGCGGCAGCACACTCACTGGTACCGGCACTAATTTCACTGCAGCGGGCACACTTATCCGCAACGGTTGTACTGTAATTGTGCTAACCAGCCCGCCGCAGGCATTCCAGATCACCGGCGTTACCAGCGCCACGCAGCTTGCAGTGTCGCCCGCTGTTAACCCGGCAATCCCGGCAGGCACGCGTTACGCGATCCTGCTCAGTGATTCGTTAAGCGTTGACGGCCTTGCGCTGGATATTGCTGAGACGTTTGGCATGTATCAGCGCTACATGGGCGGGTTCGCCGATGTGATGACCGGCACTGGCAATGTAACTATCACTATTAATGGGGTGGCTGTTACCGTGCCCGCGCAAAAGTCTCTCGCCCAGAAAGACGCATCTGGCGGGGTACCCGTTAACCAGGGTGGTACCGGGTCGACAACAGCTGCCGGTGCCCGCAGTAATCTGGGTATCAGCGATAAACAGCTTAACTCAGTAGACGGGAAAAGCGGCGGCAACATTACCACGGCGGTATCGTCGCCAGGCTTTATCGCAGGCTCTTCACCCACGCCATCGGCTCAGGGACATTATTTTGGCTGGAACGAATATGGTGACGGTGCTGCGATTTTGCAAAACAACCGGGGCGGCGGATCCGGTGGTTTCCGATTCCGCACAGTTAACAGCACGAACACTGCGGAAATATCTGTTTTTCATCTGGCCTACACGGGAGTTGGCTATGCTCCCGGCGGATGGCAGACGGGATCAGACGAGCGGATTAAAGAGGATATCAACGACATCGATGCGGACTTCGCCCTGAATGCTGTGCTGAATCTGAGACACGTCACCTTCAAAATGCGGGACCGTCCCGACGGAGAGGGTGGCTGGGTGACCGGCGAACGCAGTGTGGGCTATCTCGCGCAGGATCTGGAGCAATATCTGCCAGATGCGGTAAACACTGCTGAAATATCTGAGGCGCTACCGGGTTACCTCTGTAGAGGTGATAATAACGAGCTGCTGGTAGTCGAGGGCATGAAAAGCATTGACCCCGGCAAAGCAGGTGCGGCACTGAATGGCGCAGCTATAAAAGCGCTTTACCGTATGATGAATGATGAAAATTCAGAGCTTAGGAATGAAATAGCTGAGTTAAAGGAAATGTTCAAGAAACTAATGGATCAGTCCAGCGCAGAAAATCAATAGGCCGCACCGTGTCGGGATTTATACTGTGCTAGCGCTAGTGCCGGAAGAGATCAGACTTGCTAACCACGAGGACTAAAGGAACTAGGCCCTGTATGATCAGGGCCAGCGACAGCCTAAAGAGGCATGCGCAGTGACTCAGAGAGCTTCACTGCGGCCAGACATCAGGTCAATCAAAATGCGGAAGTGTTGTTCATCCTCTGCATTACCGGCCTGCTCCAGACGGCATGCAAGCTTTGCGCATATGGTTTTACGACTAAGGTCGCTGCCGCTGCGCATAATTTCTTTCACAATTTGCCCCAGCGTTTCCTGCTGCGAGCGGAGCTTTGCTTGAGTTAAATAACGGGCAATGTCTCCCGCAGAGTCAGGCTTATAGCTATTCTGGCGCATAGTGAGTCTCTCTTAAAAGAGTGATTAAAATGTCATCGAATGATGGTTCGCGAAAGTTATACAAAAAAACGAAACCTGTACAGAAAATTTTGAAAATTAATTGTTCTTTTTTCAGAGGCACGCTTGTCACTGATAAAAAACAGTATGGCTCAGTGGGCATAGACTTTAACTGGTCTGCCTACTGGATGGGCGATGCTCTGATAACGGAAGACGGCGAAGCGATAAAAGGTGAGGCGCTGAACGGCGTGACGGTTATCGGGCCGGTGACAGCGCTGATCAATGCTGTGGAACGTGACGACGCTTGCCCGGTGCTTTGAGAAATTTTGCCGGGCAGGCGATCCAGCAGACCTGGCAGATGAAGCGCGAGATGCTCTCGCCACGCTACACCACGCGGTGGTCAGACTTGCCAATTGTTCGGGCTAATTGAGAAGGTGTGGAACAATCCATTATGTTAGCCAGATAGCTCATTTAGGCCCTGTGTAAGCAGGGCCAACGACAGCTAGGAGCGAAAAGCGGACATTGAAAAGTAGCTCGAATGTTTCATAGAATAGTGTTAACCCAGTCAGCAAAAGCGCGAACCGCTGGGGAAAGAAACCGCTGATGCGGATAAAGCAATGTGACCGGAACTGATGGCGGTTGCCAGTCATCCAGAACTTCAACAAGCCTGCCTTCCTGAAGATCCTCAGAAACAATACTTTCTGCCAGCTGTGCCAGCCCAAAACCTTCAAGACACATTTTAATGTAGAGTCCCGTTTCGTTAACGGCTGCGTTTCCTGTTACAGGCACGTATAAATTTTCGGTGCCACGCAGGAAATGCAGCTCGTCTGTGCGCCTGCCCGAGCCAGAAAAATAGTGGATGGCCCGATGCTCTGACATATCGTCCGGGGATTGAGGAATACCATATTCCTTGAGATAGTCAGGAGAGGCGCAGGTGATCCACCGAAACCGGCCAAGTGGGCGGGCCACAAGCGTAGAGTCATTAAGCTCTCCCGTTCTGATCACGCAGTCAACGCCCTCCTGAACCAGATTCAACTGTCTGTCGCTGACGCCAATCATCAGGTAAATATCCGGATAGAGCCGGTAAAAATCTTTCAGGTTTGGCATGACGATGAAATGGGCTATCCCGCCCAGCATATCAACGCGTAAACGTCCCTGTGGCCGCCCTCCGGCATCCTTCAGCCCGGATTCTGCATGTTCGATTAAGGAAAGTATTTCCCTGCACTCACCGAGATACTGCATACCTTCAGGGGTAAGGCTGACCCGCCTCGTTGTCCGGTTAAGCAGGCGAACCTGCAAATACTTCTCAAGACTTTTTATCGTGCTGGTAACCGTCGATGCGGGCAGTGAAAGCGTTTCTGCTGCCCGTACGAAGCTCCCGGCTTCAGCCACGCGTAAAAAGATCTGCATAGCCTGAATGCGATCCATTTCTTCCTCTCAGCCGATAATCAGTGAAGATTATTATTCGTGAATTATGAATTATGAAAACAGTTTAAGCATCTTTTTTACTTTAATCGAGCCACGTATCGTTTCTCAGATTACTAAGAAAGAGGCTGTTGAGATGACCGATTACATCAGAAATATTGTGAATAACCAGACTGTAAACCTACCGTTAACATTGATTCGGGGCGCAACGATCCTGAGCATGGATGACAATGTGGGCAACATTGAGCACGGCGACATCCTTATTCGTGGTTCAACCATCACTGCCGTGGGTCAGAACCTGGACGCGCAGGATGCCCACGTGATAGATGCCAGGAACATGATTGCCATGCCGGGAATGGTGGATTCACATCGTCACTCATGGGAAGGCCAGCTGCGCCGTATCAACCCTAATGCTACCTGTCTGGATGACTACAGCAACGCCACGCATTTCTCTTTCGCCAAATATTATCGCCCTGCCGATATCTATGTGGGTAACCTGCTTACTGCCCTGGGCGCAATTGATGCGGGCATCACCACCGTTATTGATAATTCGCACAACAGCCGCACCGCTGCACACTCTGATGCCGCCGTAGAGGCGCTGCTGGATTCGGGCATTCGTGCTATTCACGCCTCCGGGGCACCGGTAGCCGGCGAATGGGATAAAGCGCACTGGCCAGGAAACTGGCAGCGTCTGCAGGAGAAGTATTTCACCAACAACCCTGAAAGCCTGGTTTCTCTCGCCGTCATGGCGCAGCTGGAGCCGGAATTGTGGGCTGAGGCCCGCCGACTGGGACTACCGATTGTCACTGAGTTCTTTGGCGCTGAGATGGGCTCTGAACTTGAGTCGCTGCATCAGCAGGGGCTGCTGGGTCCGGACAATATTTTCAATCACTGCACGGCGCTGCCTGACCGTGGATGGGAGATTCTGCGGGAAGCGGGTGTCCGGGTGAACGTCTGTCCACGCTCGGATTCGCACTATGGCATCGAAAGCGGAATGTTCGCCATTGAGGCCGCGCAGCGTCATGGCATCAGTCCTGGCCTGAGCGTAGACAATGAAACGTCGTACAGCACCGACATGTTTATGGAGATGCGCGTCGCCTTTTACCTGCAGCGGGTGATGGGGATGCATCAGGAGCAATGCTGCGATTCTGAACATGCGCTGAAAACGCTTCCGGCGGCGCAACTCCTTAAAGCCGCGACTCTCGATGGCGCAGCCTGTGCAGGGTTACGGGACAAGGTTGGCAGCCTGACGCCAGGCAAACAAGCCGATCTGGTGCTGATTAACGCCAGTGATCTCAACCTCTACCCGTCCGGCAATGCCTTTGGCACGGTGGTTCATGCCGCCGAGCGCAGCAACATCGACACAGTCATGATCGGCGGACGCATCGTTAAACAGAACGGCAAGGTGCTGGGTGTAGACAGCGCGCGACTGCGTGCGGCGATTCACGAGTCACGTGAGCACCTGTTTGCCGCTTCTGGCTACCAGCCTGACATGTTTGCTGACACCTTCCTGCCGCTCGAGCAGTCAGACTGACCGGGATGAAAAGCATGAGCTATTACGTAATCGCCTTTGCCGCAGGTCTGGGGATCACCCTGCAGACGACCCTGAACAGCCAGCTGGCAAAGGGACTGGGCGGCGACCCGGTCACCGCTGCGCTTTTTTCCTTTACGGCGGGCGCGTTCAGTCTGGGTATTTACGCGCTGCTGCGGGGTGGGCTGATGACATCGTTAGCGGCGATCCCGTCGCAGTCCCCCTTGAGTCTGGCGGGCGGTCTGATTGGCGCATGTGCTCTGTTCAGCTATGTCGTGCTTGCGCCGAAAATCGGGTTTTCAGCTCTGCTCGGGCTGGCGATTGTCGGACAGTTACTTTCCTCGCAGATAATTGACCATTTTGGCTTGCTGGGGGCTGTGCGTCGGCCGGTTTCGTTACTCAGGTTGGGGGGGACGGTTGTCATGCTGGTCGGACTCGCCGTCATGCTTTTCGGCGATCGGCTGTCAGCACGTTTTCTGCAGTAACGGCGTTACCCACCTCTGCCGACGCGTAGTAAAACCTTTAATAATCCGGAGGCTTAACATGTTATCAATCGCAGCAGATATCAGGAACATGCTGGGAGAGTGCCCGCTGTGGTGTGAAAGAACCCGCAGGCTCTACTGGACTGACATCGAAGCCAGTGAACTGCTCGCACTGGAAGAAGGTATTAGTGCTGTGATGCGCTGGCCGCTGCCTGAACGCCTCGGCTCCTTTGCCCTGACTGGACAAAGCAACGTTCTGCTGATGGGATTCGCGTCCAGGCTGGCTTTCTATGATCTGAACAGCGGGTTGCTTACCCCGGTAGCCGCTTCACCGGGGGATACCGGCACCCGTATAGGTGATGGACGGTGTGACCGTGCCGGTAATTTTGTCTTCGGGACGATGGATGACGGTTATCCCGTTAAGGTCATCGGGAAATTTCACCGGCTCAACACGGCGACGCTGACCGTCGAGACGCTTGCACTGCCCGATGTCGCTATCCCGAATAGCATCTGTTTCAGCCCCGATGGTGGCACGCTCTATTACTGTGACTCGATGCGGGGTCAAATAATGTGCTGTGATTACCCCTCGCTGGAGAACCAGCGCGTGTTCACTAAAACCGAAGGCAGCGGCGCGCCTGACGGCTCCTGCGTGGATGCGATGGGCTATCTGTGGAATGCTGAATGGGGAGGGAACCGTGTGGTCCGCTACAGGCTGGATGGAACCACAGACGCTATTCTGACGTCACCTGGAATCCAGATCACCTGCCCGACACTCGGCGGTGAGGGTTTTACCCGTCTCTATTGCACCACTGCTTCTGTGGGACTCACTGCGCTCTCTGAATATGACGGTGCACTGCTCAAAGCTGAAACTGATGTCAGCCTCGGATTACCTGAAAACCGCTTTGCGGCACACACAGTTTAACGGTTTTGATACTGACAGAACTTTGCCAGTTCAGGCTCAAAGAAAATGTCCGCTTCTGGCACAAAGCAGACATTAGTGCATGCCTCGTTAGCTTAGACCTGAACTCGCCTTGCGATTAGCCTCAGCCAGCATGCCTAGTAAATCAAGTGTGAAAAGCCCTTGCTGCGGTACACATGTCGGTAGTCAGATCTGCCAATCGTGAAAGCGGTATAGCAAAAGTTCTGGGGCATTTCTGGGGCAAAAACCAGAAATGGGACAGGATCTGGGACAGAAAAAAGGTAGGTAGAAGTAACTCAGTGTAGTAAGTGGAAGAGAGTAACTAATTGAATGGATGGAGTTTTATTTAGTTAACAACACCTTAGAAAGAGCAGTGCGGTTTGTTTAAGTTGTACTGTTCTTTCTTGTTAACTTCTTGATTTTGCGACATTTATTAATCACTCAAATCTTCAATGGGGCATAGACGGGACAAAACGAATTAAAACGCGAGCTTATCGTTAAGCATGGCTACCTGCTCAGTGTTCAGATCTTCAATCCAGGCCGCGTATATTTCGTAAACCATCTGCGCGTTTTCGTGCCCCATCTGATTGGCTATAAAAGACGGGTTTGCGCCTGCGGACAAAAGCCAACATGCAAATGTGTGGCGTGTATGGTACGGATTACGGCGACGAATGCCAGCACGTTTTACACTGGCGTTCCATCTTGACCCGATACTGGACAATGAATAATACGGCTTCTGCTTTCCCTTTGCTGGCCGGGGCATAAAAACGAAACGAAGTTGCTGCTTCTCCGTCAGGCCGTATTCTCGATGATAGAAAACGATCTCTGTTTCAGGAAACCCGGTTGTCAGTTTCTTTTGTTCTTTTAGTGCATCCAGCGCTGGCGTTAGTAGCTGCAGTGTCCGGATGCCTGCCTGCGTCTTAGGTGGCCCAAACATTCCCAGAGTATTCAGGTTCCTGGAGACGCTTACCGTACCCGCCTTAAGATCGACATCCTCCCAGGCCAGAGCGGCGATCTCACCATGTCTGAGTCCGGAATACACTGCGAACTTCCACATATTATGGCTCTGGCCGCTCAAGGCTGACATCAGCCTGGCAAACTCCTCTCGCATGAGAGGATCCGGTTTGGTGTTGCTCTTCTGCAGCTTCTTGACGCCTTCAAATGCCTTACTCTCAGTAAAGCCAGACTTATAGGCAAAGCGCAGGAGAGAGCAAAGCAAGGAGATGTAATTATCGACCGTACGCACAGTTCGCCCGATTTTATTTGATCGCCTGTCCAGAGGATATAGGGTTGATCCATGCAGTAGCTCGCTCCGGTAGCGAAGCACATCGTTATAGCTAATCTCCCTGATGACTGTGCTCTTCCCTATGACTGATTTAAGCGTTGATATCTGCGAGCCAGTTTTGCGCAGGGTGTTTGCGCAGAGCTCAATTTCACGATTTTTTAGCCAGGTATCAGCGAGCTCGCCGAACGTGTTAATAATGAGCGTCTTTTGGACGGTCTGCGCCTGCTTCGAGTCAGGAAAACGCGAGCGGTAATTGAACTGGCCGAGGTTTATCTCGCTAACGATCAGCATGCGCAGCTGACCCGCTTTTTTGATGTTTGCAGGGGTGATGAGCCACCCCTTGAGTACTTCGCGACAACGCTTACCTTTATACATGAACCAGATCCGGATGCTTTGACCTCTTATCTCCACGCCCTTGGGCAAATCAGACATCCTATGCATCCTGAATCATTTGGTTGATCTTGGGGTAGTTGTACCAGGTAATGCCGCGCAATGTTTTTTCTCCTGATGGAGAGACGCGTTTAAAATGCACGCCTTCAATCCAACACCCTTGACGATATTTTTCGATCTGACGGTTATCGAGGCCCGTTCTGGCAGTGAGCCTTTCCTCAACAACCCACTCTTCATTGAAAATTACTTGTGCCATATGAAGTACCTGGCGATCAGCACGAGTATAACTGTGCTGATCGCGCGTTGATGATATTTCGATATCAAGACATCCGGCCGGCGAGGTGGCGCAACCGTCGCGCGCCGGTGATCGCCGTGGCCACATAGCTGGCGCTGCGGTTTTGGACTTCGACCTTCACCTTCATACCGTCCACCAGCACCGTGTATTCGCTGCTGGTGGCCCGGCTGGCGTAATCGCCAAACCGCTCAACATGACGGGCCAGCGCGGCGTCACAGGCCCGGCGGGCCAATGGGGAGTCTTTCCTGCTTCTGTTAATCAGCCTCATTCAGCACGCTCCGGATCAAGCACGTCCCAGCAGTTCCGCTCGATATTCGCCAGCAGCCGACGATCCTCTACTTCGGTCAGCGACCGGCCGGTAAGCTCGGCGATTTGCTGGTTGTTGTGTGTCAGCAGCATCCGCAGCTCTTCGGCGCTCCAGCGGGTTTGTTTATCGCTCATATCGTTGCCGGGAGGGTTGCCCCTCCCGCCTCCCTCAGGCCACGTATTCGGGCTTCATATCGCCCAGGGTGATGGCGAACTGGTCATACAGCTCGTCGCCCAGGTGGCGCTTTGCTGCCGCCAGTGCCTGCTCTGCTTTGGCGAACTGCTCAGCAGCATCCGGCTCGCCAGGCTGGGGCAGGGAGTTGATTGCCGCCTCCACCTTGTTACGTGCATCTACCAGGTAGTAGCGCTTGACGGCTTTGTTTTTCAGCTCAGTGAACAGGGCGGATCCTAACGTCGCTTTAGCGGTTTCGATGTCGGCGCGCAGAGCTTTAGCACCATCCACGTCCTGAGCAGCTTCAATGCGATCCCGGAATTCATCCGCCATAGCATCGATGTTGGCGGCAGATTCCTGCGCGCTGTGAGTCGTTGTTACGCTGTCACTGTTGATATCAGCCAGGCTTACGCGCTGGGCGGGTGCAGGATTGATTTCTCGCTCGGTACGCTGCTCCACTTCATCCGGGGTATAAACACCAAGTACAACTGCAGGGCAGTAAAGACGTGCCCAGTATTTGAGGGCTAAATACGCGATCTGCTGTTTTGGGTTTGAAATCCACAGTGGAGAGTTGCGCGTAATCACGCTGGACAGGAACACCGGTTCGCCCCAGGTGATCTTACTTTCTCCGCGAATGACGGCACCCACACGAACCGACAGGCCCTGTTCGTCGGCGCTGGTCCAGCCGCGTACCATTTCTTTCTTGTCGTACGTCCCGCCACCTTTCGCCGGCTTCTTCACAATCTCTTCGCGCATGCTTGCGCATTTCGACCAATCGCCCTCGTACTCATAGTGGAAGCGGCCCACAATGGCGTTTGAACTGGAGATCACCGCGTTAACCAGCTGAGCTTCGTAGCCAAGCACACCATTTACCAGGTGCGTTTTCTGCGCCACTGCGTACGGGTTCATTCCCCATTGCATCGCCTGCATGATGATCGCCATGCAGTCAGCCGGATTACCTCTAAGGTGCTCAGGGACGGTAACGGCGGCCTGAGCCATCAGGCCAGCTACAGCCTGGAGCTGGGTTAATGCCTGCACATTAAAAATGGCGTTATTGGCAGAAATGGTGTTCGGTGCCTGCTGTTCTGCTGTGATGATGTTCGTATTTTCCATTGTCATTCCCCTTATGCCTGAGTACGCAGCGCTTCAAGGCGGCGCAGGTCGAAATCGTCAAGTTCATCTGTGTAATCGTCAGTGATCGGCGCTGGCCACTCTCCAGTGTCGAACCCGGTAGCGATAGCACGCATGGTTTTGCGGTATTCCAGCATGCCCAGCTCCAGCAGATCAGCGGATGCCTCGATAATGGCGATCCAGTGGTAGTTCTCGTCTTTGTTAACGAAAATCCAGAAGAACTGATCTAACCCTGCGGTTTCGCAATACATGGCCGCACTCAGGTGGTAATCACGCATCCGGATTTCACGGCGGAGTCGGGCTTTCAGCGCATCTGCTTTCACATCCCACATGCTGATAGTTTTGAGATCGGCACCGATGCGGACGCCGTCCAGCTCGATTTCGAGGTCCGGGCGCACGCGGATTTCAAGGCCTGTTTCTTCATCAATGCCGAAGTAGCTGGTCTCGACGGCTCGGCTCGGGTGCGTCAGCAGCATGCCGGAGGTCGGCTGCGCCAGCAGCGCTTTCTGGATGGCCAGCGCGGTTTCCAGCTGCTGGCGGGTCACCAGCACCTTGCCTTCCGGGTTCTCACGCCAGGCGTCCAGCAACTCGTCGGCGAATACGGCATCCGGGCGGACCGCCTTGAGCGCCTGAATCAGATCCGTTTTGGTACCGGACACTTTCAGCGGTACGGGCTTCTGTGCTTCCTGCGTTACCAGGTCAGGATTGATGATCGCCAACTGCTCGAGGAGCCCGTCACGGCTGCCGGTAGTTTTCACCTGCGGCGGCAGGGTGGCGTTGTACTCTTTGATGCACGCTTTCATGGCCGTAGCGGTATGCTTAGTGCCGTTCTCAATACGTTGGTATTCCTCAGGCAACTGCTCATACGATGCGTATGTCTCATCAGCTGAACCGCCCAGCGTCAGCGGCGCGGGCAGGGTGGCGTTGTGCGCCTCCAGCAGCGCTTTGATATCGTCAGCGCTCAGCTGCGGCGGCAGGCTGGCGTTGTACTCGTCAATGCAGGCGCGAATCGTCGCCGTAGTAGTGAGCGCCCCTTCCGGGATTTCTGGCTCGATGCTGAACTCGGCGGTCAGCGTCTCCGGCTGCAGCGCCAGCGCATGCACCAGGTTTCCCATGTCGAGCACCTTCGAGCGTTCCTTCTGGATGGTCTTAGAGACGTGGCGCGCTTCGAAATACATCAGAGAGACGCGGGCGTCTTTCACCATGGTGCTGCTGATGCCATTCGCCGCGTGGTAGACGTCGTTCGGCAGACCTTCATAACGGCCCGGCTCGAAATAGGCTGGCCACTGCTGCACGTCAGCTTCTGGCCCGGGAATATCCGCTACTGGTTCGATTACTGGCGTTTCCGGTTCGGTTTGAGGTAATTCCGGCTCAACCTGGCTCAGAGGTTCGATATTCTGGTCCAGATCGGCGGCAACATCGCGCGCCAGCTCCGGCGCACGGGCCGCTAGGATTTCAGCCCCAGTTAAGCCGCCTGCTTGCGCAGCAGTTGCATCAGCGCCTTCGACCGCTGGTAACGCATCACCAGCTTTGCCTTCGCTCTGGTCAGTCTCTTCCATCTGCACATGGTTCACTTCCTGTTTTGCGACTTCATTTGAGGGGGTATTGATGACCGGGTTTATTTTTTCACCCAGCAGGCCATCGATGGAGAACACTCCGCCACCGAGGTTTGCTACGTCTGGCTGAGTGGTGGTGACGTGCTGGTGTGACTGTGCGGATTCTGCATCAGCTTTTCCGACAACTGCGTATTCTGTAGAGAGCGCCTCAAGCTTTTCTAACGGCTCGGTACCCTCAATGACTCCGGCAACCACGGCCGCACTGTCAATCTGACGCGCAGCGGCGAGTATTTCGGCCTCAGGCTTATCGTGCTTATATTCATTGAGTGTCGCGCTGATATAGCCAGTCATGCGATCCGGGAATGGTGTTATGCCTGAGGATGCTTCGCGGATAAGTGCAAAAATTGCAGCGCGTGAGTAATCCAGGATGCCCGCAGTTTTACGCATTGCGGCGGACCACTCTTTCCACGGACTTTCCTTTGCGGCAACGATTTCTTTGGCCCGGCGGTGAATAGATCCGGGGATATTGTAGATATCAAAATCCATCGGCAGAGTTGCACAGGCGATCTCAATATCCAGTGTGTCCAGCGTATGCTCATAGTCTGAATTACGGTCGGTTTTAATGCCGCCGCCCGCGTTCGTGCCGGTGTAGGTGCGCTGAATGGTTGATACCCGGTTACCGTTGATCCATTCCTTAGCGAGCAGGCCGCGATCGATATAGTCCGTCGCTTTCCATGCCTTCATGAACTGGAGCATGAGGGCTAAATCAGGCGTCGCTTTTTCAGCAGGGAATACGCGCTTAACAGCATCGGTGAGCCTCCAGAATTCGAAGTCCCTGAGCTTTTTCATCCCTTCAACATTCTCTGCGGCCAGCAGCAGGTTTTGCACGTAGGAGTTATCGGTGTCCATTTCCAGCTGACGGACAGTGGCCAGCTGCTCATCGTCTATGTGATACGCGTACTCTTTCTCGGTAATAAACTGCGCAAGGAGGCGGTGACGGAACGACAGCGTAGGGACTGCGTGCAGCACGGTCATGTCTTTATCGCGAAACGCCTGGACGAGAGCATGCGCCTGGGCAGCTTCTTCGGCTGAACCTTCCTGCGGGGTTTCATCATCAGATTCGCTGGTGTCAGCGATTTCTGGGGCGGGCAGCTTGCCGCTGAGCCAGTCATCAACCAGTTGATTGCGATCGCCTGCTTCGGCTTTAATCCAGTTCGACATGAAAGCAGCCAGCAGCGCGGGTTCGTGTTCTTTATCCTGCGGGAAAACGTCTTTAACGGCCTGCACCAGTTTCCACTCAGCGTGCAAGGTAAGTTCGCTCAAATCAGGAACGTCATTTTTAGCCTGCAGCAGATTCTGGAAGTAACCATTCTCCTCATCAATCGCCAATTCGTTGGCGACGATCTGCTGATCCTGGCTGATCTCCGAAAGGTATTTGTCGCCCAATAGATGCACGGCGAAGCGGACAGCCGGGGTGCGATTTTCAAGCAGGGAGGTGCTGCCAGCGTTTGCGGTATCAGTGGCAGTTACCGGCGCTGCAGAGAGGTCCGCATCGCTGGTGGTCGCCGGGGCAAGGGTGGTTTCATCCTGATGTGCGTTGCCGGAGATCACGTTCCAGGTGCGCTGGTCTTCGGCCAGGGTGTAGCGTTCACACCAGGTGTAATCGATGGTGCTTTCTTCTGGCAGGTCATTGAACACCGGGAAGTCGGTGCGTACAGGCTTGGCGTAGTCTTTACCACGGCCAGTTTCGATGCCAGCCTCTTCCAGCTCTACGTCGAGCGTCAGGGCGGCGCGTGCTTCGGTTTTGGCACTGAACCAGATAACGCCGTCAGGTTTCCCTGACTTCTGCGTTGCCTTGATTAAGTAGAAAAATTCCATGTCGGATCCTCTTTTTTGGATGTAAGATCCCCGGGCCAGAGATAGCGCCCATTGGGTGTTGTTTTGGTTTGGTAAAAATTCCGGTGTAACTTTGGTCGGTGGCACCGGACGTAGAGCCCGCTTCGGCGGGTTTTTTCGTTACAGGGTCACGGCTGGTTGTTCGCCGTTACGGACAATGCGCTCCACTTCAAAACACTCGCCCGCAACATGCTGCTCAACAGCTGCCGCTTCACACTGGCGCTGGTCTTCATACACACCCAGCACCACATCCTGAAAATCGCCATTGGTCATGCCCACGGTCAGCACTAACGCGAATAACGTATTCATCAGTGTGTCCCCGCCGGTACCAGATGCGGCTCAATTTTGCGGGCGGCGTACGGACGGCGAATATGACGCAGGTTGCCCTGCGGCTCGTGCCAGTACATGCCTTCGATATGATTAAACGAGACGAGCCAAGCTGCGCCGGTGCGGCTGTTGCGCATTGGAACTGCCTTCCCGCTGTTTGGTACTGCCTGATTGATAGTTGCCATCACATTTCCCCGGTCTTTCCCGGCGTCAGAACGTAAAACCTGCTGCGTGTTGATAATTCCACCTCACCCGGTGCTTCGTATGCCGCCGGTAGCTACTGCGTGGGCTCCATGCCTTGGTGGTCGGTACTGCGTTTTGATGTGGTTAGTATTATCGATTCAATCGATAATAGTCAATTTAAATTGATGATTAAATTTGTAGGTGTCGATTAAATCGTAAGAGCGGGAAGGTTTAGGGCGTAAAAAAACCCGCTCGTGGCGGGTTGTATGGTGAGGAGCTGGTCTAGCAGATTTTAAATCTTTCCGATTACGTGTTTTTCAGCCCAGGCTTTCATCTCGTCTATCCGGCCCTGGTAAATCCTGAGCATGTTTTCTCGGTCATTGGGAAGAAGCATGTCATACAACATCAGCAGCCTTTTCTGATCTTCCGTTAGCTCAGGAATCGAAGAATAACCTTTCTTAAGAACCTGCTCATCTTCATCAGTCATGAAGAACCAGTAAAGCGGACGACCAGTAGCTGAAGGGAGCTGCTCTAAAATCTCAGCCCTAGGCAATATGCCTGCGGAACACCAGCCATTCACAGACTGAGCTTTGGCACCGACGCGGCGACCAAGCTCAGCCTGAGAAATTCCAAGTTCGCTAATAGCCTGCTGAAGACGTTTTCCAAAGTTCATTGCCTGTCCATCCATAAGTCAATTCAACAAGAAGTCCTGTTGACATGAAAGCGATTATACAGATTTTTTCTGTAGGTTATGATTATCGATATAATTTGACACTATCGATTTAATTTGCTTTTATACCGCCATATTCAACAACCAGAGAATCACCATGAAGTTACGCATTCAACGAAAGCTCTTATCTGTATGCAGTCAGGCTGAGTTAGGTCGCCGCTTAGGTCGTAGAGCCCAAACCGTTAACGGATGGTTCAAAAATAAGGTTCCTGGGGAACTGGTAGTCAAAGTCTCTCGCGCCATTGACTGGAGAGTTACCCCGCACGAATTACGCCCTGACCTTTACCCCAACCCAACTGATGGTCTTCCCCAACAGGAGTAACCATGCAAACACTTACTTTTCAACAGAGTACCTCTTTTTCACAGACACCGATGATAAATCGCTCTCAAGTCAAAGAGCCGAACCATATCGATATCCGCGACGCCGTCCGCGCCTGGGCAGCGGTTGCCGGGCAGGACGTCGTTGCTGCTCACATCGTGGATCAGTGGCGCAGCTGCGGCGGGGAGGGCATCGAGTTTTCGGCAGATATCAGCCGGGCCCGGCAGAAGTTGTTCCGCTGGCTCGATAACCGTTTTGATACCGATGACTGCCGTGATCGGGTGCGCCAGCTGACACCCACAATTCTGGCCGTTTTGCCATTGGAGCATCGCGGTTCGCTGGTGGGTGGTGACTGCAAAATTACGCGCCTGGCGCATGCCGAAAAGGAAGTTGCCGAGGCAAAGCGCGCTGTTCTGCTGGACGCCCCAAGACATCAGAAGTTGAAGGAAATGAGCGAAGGGATCGTGTCGATGTTTCGGCTTGAACCGGATCTGGCCGGGCCGCTGATGGCGATGGTAACGACGATGCTGGGGGCAATATGACGGGCCTGAAAATGGTGAAAGCCGCGCTGGTGGAACAGCAACGGCTTTCGGGTGCAATCACGGACAGCAATCGCGAGGTCATTATGACAAACGCTTTTTTAAAATACCAGGCGAAAGGGGCATAGCTATGTCAAATGTCGCTTACGCCGATTTTGCGGCACGCACTGCCGCCAGGAGCAACAGGATGGAGAACCAGAAGACCGGTTTCATCCCGTTGTACCGGAGTGTACTGAAGCAGTCCTGGGCGAAGGACGTATATCTTCGCACCTTGTGGGAAAACCTGCTTCTTACTGCTGCGAGACAGCCCTATACGGCTAACTTTAAGGGCCGTCAGTGGCCATTGCAGACCGGACAACTGGTGACCACCACAGCCGATCTGGGGCTGGATTTATGCGACCGGAACGGGGAACCCACCAGCCGTCACGCAGTGGACCGTATGCTCGCCTTTTTTGAGAAAGAGGGGATGATCGCCACAGCCGGAGAACGCCGGAAAGGCACGGTGATCACCATCACGAACTATGCGCTTTATGCTCAAAAAATGGACGATTTACCCGCGCATAACGCCGCGCATAACAGCGAGCATAACCCCGCGCATAACGAATCCAGTAACGGCGCGGCTTCGGCGGGTGATGCCGCTCATAACCCCGAGCATAAGGCCGCGCTTAAGCCCGCGCATCATGAACAAGAAGTAATATTAAATACTAACGTATTTAATGATCGTCAGAAAAAATCCAAATCTCTTCCTGATGCTGCAGTTCAGACCCCTGCAGGTGACAAATGGGGTAATGCTCAAGATCTGCAATGTGCAGAGTGGATGCTCGCCCTGCGCAACATCACCAAGCCTTCGATGAAAAAACCGAACCTGACCACCTGGGCGAATGACATCCGCATGATGCGCCAGCTCGACGGTCGCACACATCGCGAGATCTGTCTGCTGTTCAAATGGGCAGCGCAGGATTCGTTCTGGCACAAAAACATTCTTTCGCCCGCCAAGCTGCGTAAGCAGTGGGACACACTGGTGCTGCACCGTGAGGATGGCAGCCGTAAGACCACCAGCGATGCACCGGCCAGTGACGCGCACTGGAACAGCCCTGAAGCCTGGAAGGATTTCATATGAACCACGAACTGTTTCATGCAGTACAGAGCCGCGACGGCGAAATGCTGGCGCGTATGGCGGGCGGCAGACGTGAGCAGGCCAAGGTGATCAACAGCGATGCCGAGCGCATGGTGGATCTCCTGTTCAGTCAGCTCAAGCAGGTCTTTCCGGCGTCCACGCAGACCAACCTGCGTAGCGAGGCAGATGAGCGTACGGCTAAACAGCAGTGGATCGCCACGTTCGCCGAAAACGGCATCCGCAGCCGCGAGCAGCTGGTGGCCGGGATGCAGAAAGCGCGCGCCAGCGTGTCACCGTTCTGGCCGTCGCCGGGGCAGTTCGTCGCCTGGTGCCGTGAGGGCAAGGGTCTGCTCGGAGTGAGTCCGGCGGACGTCATGACCGAATTCTGGAAGTGGCGCAAGCTCGTTTTCAAATACCCCACCAGCGAGCAATACCCGTGGCCACAGCCGCTGCTGTATCACGTTTGCCTGGAGTTGCGCCGCCGCGGCGTTGACCGTCAGATGAACGAGAAAGAACTGCTCAGCGAAGCCGGGCACCTGCTGGCGCACTGGGAAAAGCGTGTTGCTGACGGCAAGCCGATCCCGCCGGTCCGCCGCGCGCTGGCAGCACCGAACCTGGACCGGGGGCCGACACCCGCAGAAATGCTGATGGCTGAGTACAAACGCCGCCAGGCGCAGGGGAGGTTTTGACCATGGCCAGTAAATCACTCTGGGCAATAGTTGATTTTCTCCGCGAAAACCAGACCGTCACACCACGTCAGGTGCAGGCCTTGCTGGGATGCAACTGCAAGAAAGCCCACAACCTGCTGCTGCACCTGATCCGGCGCTCTGTGGTTCTCCGCGCAGGCGAGCCGCATCACCCGGTTTTTACGCTGGTGCCCGGCGGGGAGTTGAACATCAAGCGGCCTAAACCAGCCGCGCCGCCAGCACCAGCAGCAAAAGCAAAGCCGCCAGCGAAAGCAGTGACACCAGCACCATCAGGGCCGTCCATTGCGGACGTTTGCCGCCAGAACTGGCAGGGCTACAAAATTCATAAAATTTTTGGGAGTGCGCGGGCATGAGTGAATTACAGAACAACAAAGAGCTGATCGCGGTTGGCCATAAGTTTGCGAAGGCAATGACCAGCGACACGCCGATCATCGAAATCGCGAAAATGATGTCTCGCCTGGCCGAACGGCTGGATTGCACAACAGCTGCGCTGCGCGAGACGGCCAAACAGCGTGATGCGCTGACAGCGGACAACGTGGCCCGCGCCGAAATCATCGGTCAGTTGGCTTGGCAGTACAGCGCCAGCGGCATTAAGCCGGTGCAGAAATCACTGAACCCGGCCTCCGCGCTGCTGTTCGATGCTCTCGAAGTGCTGCGGCAGCCAGCGACAGCAGCAGCGGTTAACGAGCTGAAAGCGCAGGGCGTTGAGACGGCGGCGGCAGCCTACCATCCATTGGTAGTCACCGGCGGAAGCGATGATCCACAGGAAAACGGGCTGAGTATTCGGGAAGGCCTGCTGAGCATCGCCCGGAAGCTGCGCGCAGGGGAGGTTGTATGAATCAGCATGCTGACGACGCGGCAGCCATCCGTCATCCGGCGATCCGGTACCACGGTGGTAAGTTCCGCCTGGCTCCGTGGATTATTGAGCAGATGCCGGAACATACCTGCTACGTTGAACCGTTCGGCGGGGCCGCGGGTGTGCTACTGAAAAAGACGCGTAGCTATGCTGAGGTCTATAACGATCTTGATGGCGAAGTAGTTAACCTGTTTCGCGTGCTACGTGATCCGCTGCTGAACCAGCGCCTACAGGACGCCTGCGCCCTTACCCCTTACTCCCGCGATGAATTCTGCGCTGCTCGTGAAGCGACGGATGATCCGGTTGAGCGCGCCCGCCGCATGGTAGTGCGAGCCTGCATGGGCTTCGGCTCTGCGTCCGGCATTGGTGGCAATTCCGGTTTCCGCAGCGACAGTAAGCGCAAATACGCTACGGCGGCGCACCTGTGGGAACGCTTCCCGTCAAATCTGTCTGCGATCTGCCAACGCCTGCAAGGCGTCATTATCGAGAACAAAGACGCCTTAGCTGTCATGCGTGCCCACGATGCCGAGACCACTCTGCACTACATCGATCCGCCATACGTGCCAGAAGCACGCGTCCAGGGTAACCGGTACTACAACCATGAGATGACAGCTCAGGATCACGAACAGTTGCTGACCGTTACAAAGACGATGGCTGGTATGGTGATGATCAGCGGCTATGACTCAGAGCTGTACAACGACATGCTGAAGGGCTGGAAGAAAACGAAAAAAGGGTCGCGTATCAGCGCCGGGCGCGGCACTAAGGTGCGCACAGAGTGCCTGTGGGTAAATGAGGCATGCGCCATAGGAGGAAATTATCATGGCTGAGCCAGGCATGAGAATCGAAGTGGCTAAGGCTGAACTGCAGGCGGCGATGTCCGGCCCTACTGGCAGATACTGGAGCTATACTCCGGCGGTTTCCGCCGTAATGGCAGCGTTGGAGCCGGCAGAGCAGCGCATCACCGAACTGGAGGTCCGGGCGCTCACCCTGAAGCTGCCGTAGCCATTACAGGTAAGTGTTGATTTCTCCCTGATCCATAGTGCGTTGTCCAATGCTGGCATTGCAGCACCGGAAATCGATGAGGATTTAGGCAGTACCCATATCCGCCAGATCCTGAAATTTGTTGCAAAGCAGGAGGCCAACTGATGGACCTGCTCCTGCATACGCCACCAGCCGCATCATCGAGCTGAAGCGCCTGCAGCTGCAGATTTCACTAAGACATCATGATTAACTTGTAAATTCTTTAGGTAGAGAACGCCGGGCAATGCCCGGCATTTTTAAGCTAGGTCGGGTCGGTTAAGGCCAGTTCGAATGTTCCGCCTTTTTTGGGCATTACCTGGTCTACCATTTTAACGAACTTGTTCCATCCGTAACCGTTAGCAATGGAGAGCCTTTGTATCATTATTATCGAATGCAAATGCTGGGCTAGCATAGGATTACCAACATCATCAGTTAACCACTGATGAAGTTTATTTTTTCTATTACCTTTATCATCTTTTGGAGTCTTTCTTTCGAGTTCTTCTAAAATACTATCACCCAGTCGTTCATAAATCAGATCCCTAGTATAGTGTGCAACTACGCTGAAACGATTTTTTGTCATTCCAGACCATTTCCACCCTCTGAGCTTATAGATATTTTCATAGAATTCGTCAGGGAATTTCTTCGCCCATGCAGCAAGCTCTTTACTGATAACTTTGTCCAAAAATGCTTGTAATGCATCGCGTGGTCTTACTTCCTGGTAGCCAGTTGCCTCATCGACTAAGGCAATGATGCCGACTTTAGCCAAAGAACGAACTAAAATTTCCGCCTTTCGCGCTGTATCTAGTTGGTTAGAGCGAGTAATTACACCTTCTTCCCTTGCTTTCAAGTAGACATCACATACTAAAGGTAATATGGAGGCGTCGTACCCCTCAACAACGACGTCGGAAAGAGAGCGATACTTTACTCTATCGATCACCCCCTTAAGGTCTTCAGAAATAAAGGGTCTTAGGTTAATTGCATCCATAAATGCAGGCATAACGATCTCACCCTCAGGAGCCGATTTCACACCGCGGGTGGGACGACCAAAAGCCTTAAAGACAGAACTCTGAGAAATAATCCTTTTACCATCTTCTAAAACAGCCACATCAAGTTCAGCATCCCCTATCTTCACTGTGCCTTCATGCTTAGCTACATAAACTTTTGGCTCAACTTTTTCTTTCTGCCACCTTGCTGCTGCAGCCTTGGTTGCCACGACTTTACGCTGCTCTGGACTTAATTTTGACGCTCGTGCTTTACCACCTAAAGATTGTGGGGACTTTTCGTTCGGCATTATGTTTTCCGGTGGATGAGAGGAATTATAATACTCGTCATTATCACCACTATTAGCAAGCATTTTTATTATGATATGCTTGCTGGGTAAAAGGGCAGGCATTGTGTTAGTCTACTGATATCAAAAAGTTAACAGGTCGAAGAGAAACTATGAAAATTCAACAGGATTACCTTAAGAAATTGTTAATTGCCTTTGAAGATTCTGTCGGGCCGGATACCACCTTGGATGAGATCAAAAGTGCTGGTTTTGATCCTGAGTCTTCAGAATTCATTTTTCATATGCGTCTTCTAGGTGACAGCGATCTGATCACTAGGGCGGATGGCGGAGAAGGCAAAGATTTCTATGCCGTTACCAGAGTTGGGCATCCAAGTCACAGAGTTGCGTTCAAAATCACAGTTCCTTTGAGACTTACTGCAAAAGGGCATGATTTTATAGCTGATCTTCGCCAAAAAGAAGTATGGAATACTGTCACTCATAATTTCAAAGAGGCCAGCATTTCTACGCTAATGGACATCAGTAAACAGCTTGCCCAAGGGTTTGCAAAACAAAAAATTAAGAAACTAACAGGGTTAGATATCGAGTAATAAGTTTATTCTATGTCCAAAAATCCCCTAATGGTTCGTCATCGACCGCAACTACATGGGTAACCTCTACGCCAAAGACAAGCAAGTTGCTCGCTGCGGTACCGCAGCCGTTCGCTAAGGCGCTGGTTCGTGCAAGCTTGCCGGAAATGTGTTCGGTTGGAGAGCAAGCCGCTTGAAGATTGTAATGCCCTGAAAGGATTGATATGTTCTGTGGAAAATCCTTTCAAGGGCAGATAATGTTCGCGAAATTTATGCACTTTTCGAACCGGCACAAATGGAAAATTTATCTTCTGTGGACCATCCCGACATTTTTTCTCTGGACATGGCTTGGCTACGAGGAATGGACGCTGGATCCGGATGCACCTGGCGGGATATACATTTTTCTGGGGTGGGTGTTCTGGTTTATCCTTCATTTCTGCACAGCCATTGCTCTGGGTGTTTGTCTTGCAATCTGGCGCTGGTGGCAGGGACGAAAACTGCAAAAGAGCGAAATCTAAAAGCGACACCTGTATCATGCTCACATTCGCCGCCGTGCTGGTAGAACAAACATGCCGGAGATGTGTATAGTACGGCAGCTGGAGGAACTGGCTGCATAGAATATTTTTTAAACCACCCGAAAATGGATATCAAAGAGGCTTTGAGCGATCAGCGGACATTGCTAACAGCATTCTGTGTGAATGAATGGGGAGCAGGTCAATCCCGTTGTCTGAGGTAACGGTTAAAGATAAGTTTTTGAACATCAAGAATGTGAGCCGTGATAACATGCTGGCAGCGCACCGAGTGGCTCCGCCGATGATGGACATTATCCCGAACAACACCGGCGGGGGAGGTGACGTGAAGAAGGCCAGACGCGAACTCGTGCGCAATAAGTTGGTGCCATTGAAAAAACTCTTCCACGTTCTAAACGCATGGCTGGATGAATATGTGATCAGGTTTGATGGATATACATTAAATTAAGCGGAAAAGGAGCTTGCTCAGCTCCTGTAAAATTAAACGTAAATCATGAGTGTAAAAAATTCAGCATTGATATGTATTCTTCAACTTTCCCCTGCCATATTTTACTTCCATCGCCTATTACATCAGTAATATCTTGGAATAACATGTCGCCAACATTTTTTATGTGTTCTATGTCTTCAACTCCTTCTGGCAAGATTTCGCTCATATGCATATTGATGCTGGCTCTCTTTTCTTTAAAAGATGAGTCACATCCTGAACAATAGTCTATAAATGTGTTTAGCGAAATATTCTTTTTCTTACAGAGCCCTAGAAGATGCTCCAAACCATCTATAGTTATATAATACACACGACTAAGTGGAACTGGTAGGCCCCCATACTTTTCTGTAAGTTCATGGCTTAATGTACCGTAAATTAAGGATTCTACATCTGAACCATTTGAAAGATAATGGTCTCTATGTACAACCACTATTATCGATAACTTTAAACTCGGTTTGATAGTGCCTGACTTTAAAAGGTTAGAAGCAGTGTGCTCACCTTGAAGAATTCCTTTAATAAAGCTGGATTTTAGCCTTTGCCTCAGTCGCTCAGGATTACTTGTAGTTTTTATGTAAGGAGCCGGCTCTATGGCTTTGCAGTCAATTAAAGTATAGCCATCACTTTCACGAATAAGAAAATCAACCGATTTTCCCTTCAGTCCGTATTTTCTATATAATTCTTTGATTTCACTTTCATTGGTGAAATGATAATCGTAATAGTTGAAGACATGAGCAGTGTAGTGCTCGAGGGCTTTTCCAAACGCAACTTTGTATTCTTCTTTAAAGTTACTTTTTAGTATTTCCGGAACTAAATTTACTAACCCTGCTTTCAATATCTTCTTAGAAAGCACAACCAAACCTTCTTGGGCTAGAATTGCAGGCTTTCTTAGCATAGGAGTATCTTCATAATACTCTATAATCAGATTCTGATCATACTTATGCCCATCGATAAAGCCTCTTATGTTTTCTGGCTTCAATGAAATTAACTCCAAAAACTTCTTTACTTGCTTAATACCAATCAATGGAACCCAATGAAGAATAAAAAGTTTATAAGGGAAAATCTCAGAATCAATTCTCTCATTAATTGAAGATATTAAAACGAAATAGCTAGCCATCCGATAATAATTACTCAATTCAAGGCCAGTAATTCTGTAAAAGTTTTCTTTGAAGTAAAACTCACCTTCACAATACCATATGTACTGCCTAATTAGTGATGCGTAATTAAATTTATCGGGCTGCTGATATAAAAGCTGGTTTATCATCATTCTCCTAACGCCTAGGATTACATTGCTCTCAGCATTCAAATTAGACGCCTCAGATTGTAAGTCGTATATTCTATTTATGATTATTACAAATTCATTATAAGGCATATTCTCTGCGTCCCTATTTTCTGGCAATGAAAATTTCCATTTTAACGCAAGATAGCAACACCACGGGAAATTAGAAATTATTCCATTTCTTTCATCACGGAAAGAATGGAAGTGTCTATAGAAGTTTTTAAGAAAATCATGATCTTTAAATCTGGCCAGTTTTTTCTTGATGGCATTTACTTTTATAGAGTATGAAATAGGAGTTAACGTTTTCATCCTGATTGACATTTTTCACCTCACCCGCGCTATCAGCGTAGCAGTCAATGGAAATTAATCGGAAGTCGTAGTAAGTTTTTTTCGGCTTTGATTTTACATTTTAGCTAAACCAAAATCTTCAATTTATTTATAAATTCTTGAAAATCTATGTCTACGCAAGCTCTTATCCCGCCACGCTTGCGATTTTATTTAGCGGTTTTCATGCTGCTACTTGATATGATTAAGAACCAGCCATCAGCAAATAGAGCAAGCGTTCACAAGGCCTGACCATAGATTCTTTCAGATTGCAAGGTTCACTTTTGGTGTAAAGCAGACATCAGATAGACACGCCAAAACCTAAGCCACATTCATTGAGGCTTTTTTATTCAATGGCTTAGAAGATAAATTTTGAGTTTAGCAGCTAGCTTTTTGTGCGCTTAACAAGTTGATCATTCGCACTATTACGTGTACTGTTTATTTATACAGTAATTCCAGTGGGAGGGAACATTATGCGTGTAGAAGCTACTATAGAGCGTACGAAAAAACTGCCGGACGGCGCTATGCCAGCACTTGAGAGCGAACTATCAAAACGATTAAATAACCAGTTCTCAGGGTGCAGACTAACAGTGCGTCGCGTAACCACTGGCAGCCTCAGCGTTATGGGCGGTGATAAAGATCAAAAGAAAGCAGTGACGACGATCCTGCAGGAAACCTGGAAAAGCGCAGACGACTGGTTTTACTGAGTTGCGCGAGCTACGTTTTACGGCTGAACAGGGGGTAATGTGGGTGACAGTGCTTTAAATTCATCAGACGCTGACTGGTATGATATTGTCCGGCGAGTAGATGGAGCAGTGATGTGTAGTTTTCCGGCGGGCGACCGCTTTCTGGTTTATCGCAGCGGAGGCCTGATCTCAATGCGCCCGCTGCTGGATGAAGAAATTATTTTTACTCCAAATGCTGTTGTGCAATTCCTCACGGATCTTGGCTATCGTATTGATGGCCCATCTGATAATATGATCTCATCGGCCTGAACAGCCGGTAAACCTGCTGCGCCACGGAGTGAACACCTTGGCGCAATTACAACTTATCAAGCAGTCCGCTAATATTCTGATCCCCGCAACGCCGGAGACCAGCGATTTTCTGCATTCAAAATGTAAGCTGGGCGCGGTACTCGAGGCGGACTTCCGCCAGCTGCGTAACCCGGCCTTCCACCGTAAATTTTTCGCACTGCTTAACTTGGGCTTTGAATACTGGGAGCCTACCGGCGGGGCGATCTCCTCAAATGAGCGCAGGCTGGTTACCGGCTACGCTCGATACCTCGCGACGTTCGGCGGAAGCGAAGGCGCGCTGCTGGACGCCGCAGAGCAGTACCTGGCGCGCATCGCCGATCGCCGCTCCGGTAGCATCAGCGTATGCAAATCGTTCGACGCCTACCGCTCCTGGGTGATCGTTGAGGCTGGCCACTACGATGCCATCCAGCTGCCCGACGGGACGCTCAAAAGACACCCCCGCAGTATCGCGTTCGCCAGCATGGACGAACTGGAGTTCCAGCAGCTCTACAAGTCCGCGCTCGATGTGCTCTGGCGCTGGATCCTCTCCCGTGCATTCCGCAGTCAGGCGGAGGCCGAGAACGCCGCCGCACAGTTGCAGCACTTCGGGGGCTGAGTCGATGAAAGAGACCTGGTTCTATCACACCGACTGCAGCACGGCGCAGGCAGAAGAGCTGCTGGAGCAATACCGACGCCGCGGCGTTAAGGTCGAGCGCAGCCTTAATGCCGATCTCATCACCTGGACCGTCAGCGCCCTGCTGCCGGAAAGCAATAAGCCGCCGCGCCCGAGCCGGGTATGGCAAAGCAAGGCGTGGGGTTGAGCATGGCAAAGAAACCCCGCCGTAAGTGCGCAAACAAAGAGTGCCGTCAGTGGTTCCACCCGTCGCGCGACGGTCAGATCGTTTGCTGCTACGAATGCGCCACCATCATAGCCAAAGAGCAGACCGCAAAGAAACGTGCCGAGGCTATGCGGGCTGAGAAGCAGCGCCAGCGCGAAGAGGCCAAAAAGCAGCGGGCACTGCATGCCGAACGCCGCCAGGCTGTTAAGCCACAAAGTCACTTCGTCAAACAAGCCCAGCAGGCATTCAACGAGTTCATCCGGTACCGGGATCGTCATCTTCCGTGCATCAGCTGTGGCCGCCACCATGACGGGCAGTATCACGCCGGACATTTCCGCACCACCGGTGCGAATCCGGAGCTGCGCTTTAACGAAGACAACTGTCATCGCCAGTGTGCCCCCTGTAATAACCACCTTTCCGGCAACCTGACCGCATACCGCCCGGGGCTGATCGCCAAAATTGGCCAGGCCCGCTTTGATGCCCTGATGGGCCCGCACGAACTACCGAAATGGAAGCGCGACGACTACATCCGGATCCGCGATGAGTACCGCGCAAACCTCAAAGAACTGAAACAGCAGGAGGCTGCGTGAAGCCTGAATTTATCGAATCACTCCGCATACGCTGGCTGCGCCTCCGCATTTATCGCCGCCCGGGTTCGGTGCTGTTGGACTACCGCATTCTTCGAAACTTTATACGCATTTACCAGATGGCAGGGACCAGGGCATGAACCTCGAAAACACCGTTAAATTCCACTTCGCCAAATCGACGATGATCAGCGACTCACCGCGCGCCACTGGCTCAGACTCGCTTACCGGAACAGATATCATGGCTGCCATGGGCATGACGCAGGAACGCGCCGCGATGGGTTACAGCGCCTTCCTGGGCAAAATGGGGATCAGCCATAACGACCGGGATAAGGCGATCACGCTGCTGGCCGAGTACGCGCTGACCAAATGCGACAACGTGGCTGCGCTGCGCAAGCTGGCCTCAGAGGTAAAACCACTGGTGATTCGCCAGCTGGCCATCTTCGCCTTTGAGGACTATTCGCGCAGTGCTGCCAGCGTGAAGCAGTGTGATTGCTGCAATGGGGAAGGGTTCATTGAGGCTGACGTTTTCACGATGAAATCGCACTACACCATGAGGCTCCCACAGTGGGCCAAAGACCTTAAACAGTCGCCGAGTGATTTCGAGGTTAAGCGCCAGGTGCGGGAAGTGGCCCGGGTACTATGTCCGACCTGTAAGGGGAAAAAGGTTGTCAGCTGCGCCTGTAACGACTGCCAGGGGCGCGGAAAAGCTGTCAGCAAGACGCTGACGGAAAGGCTGGGTGTGCCGGTTCTGGCCGACTGCAAGCGCTGCAGCGGGCGCGGGTACGAGCGGATCCCATCGACTGAGGCATACGCAGCTGTTTGCCAGATTACCGACGCCATCACCCTCGACACCTGGAAGAAATCGGTCAAGCCTTTTTACGACCAGCTGATCACTAAATTCGACATTGAAGAGGCATGGGCCGAAAAGCAGCTTAAGCAGATAACCAGATAGAGCTCATTAAAATAGCCTGCAATTTTATCGTGAGCTATTTACTTTTCCCGAATCTGTGTTAATTTCTTTCTAACGATGGGTTACTGCCTTCGTTTAAAGCCCTGCGGTTAACCCCGTGGGGCTTTGTCGTTTCTGGAGGGTAAAAAATGTTAAGCCATTAAGCGGACAGATCGTGCCTACAAGCAGCAGTCATGATGCTGCCCCGAGTCGCTATCGAGCGAGCCTGTGTAGTAATGGGTGAGGGGCATAGATCAAAACAAGCTCCGGTAGAGCAGCGCGAATGCCAGACACACACCGGTTATCAGCGGCGATGAAGCGACAGCACCTCAAAGGCATGAGCGTGGCCACTCCGGGAAGTGGTGGGTTTTACCAGTAGCTCTTTGCGAGGAGCTGTCGGAAAACAAACAAAGAGGTGGATATGGCAGAGATGAAAGGGGCGCCGCTACTGCTTAAAGTCGACGCCAGCGAGCTACTGATTCAGGTGGGAGATCTGGTGAAATTACTCGAACTTCCAGCCAGTTCCTTTCAAGGAATTCCTGAACATTTCATTGATTTGGTTTTTAACCGTATCCGTAGCCTGATCGATAACATCGCTTTTACTGATTTCGCGGCCACAATCAGCGCAAGTAACGTCGACGAAATTATTCTCAAAGTCAAAATCATCGGGCCGCTTGAGGAGTTCGCTACCGCAGTCAGGACACGCAACTTTGAGAGTTTGATTTTCCTGCATAAAGAAGACCTTTCTTCTGTTGGGGAAAATAAAGATTAACCGAATTCTTGCTGTTGGGGAATAGCGAGGAGATCACGCACCGGGCGTGGCTAAACATCCCGGTACTAATTCAACTCAGGCTGCCTATTGGCGGCCTTTTTCTATTTCAGGCTCCCGGAAACTCCCATCATCTGCTTTGTCGTTAAGCATCCGGAGAGCCTGACCCTTTAACTACATACAGCACCCCGAAACCTATCGGAGGTGAGAGCATGTTACGCATGGAAAAATTAACCACTGGCATCGCCTACGGGGCCTCAGCGACCAATGCTGGTTACTGGAGTCTCCAGCTGCTCGACCAGGTATCACCATCGCAGTGGGCGGCCATTGGTGTGCTCGGCAGCCTGGTCTTCGGGCTGCTGACGTATCTGACGAACCTTTACTTCAAAATCAAAGAGGACCGGCGCAAAGCCGCCAGGGGGGAATAGTGGCTGACAGAGCAAAACTTAGCGCTGCGGTACTGGGGCTTGTCCTCGCCGGTGCTTCAGCCCCCGTAATACTCGATCAGTTCCTGAATGAGAAAGAGGGTAACAGCCTGAGCGCCTACCGCGACGGCTCCGGAATCTGGACTATTTGCCGTGGCGCCACGCTGGTGGATGGTAAGCCGGTTCGCCAGGGTATGAAGCTGACACAGGCCAAATGCGATCAGATGAATGCCATAGAACGCAACAAAGCGCTGGCCTGGGTGGAGCGCAATATTCGCGTGCCGCTGACTGAGCCACAGAAGGCCGGGATCGCCTCGTTCTGTCCGTACAACATCGGGCCGGGCAAGTGCTTCCCCTCGACGTTCTTCCAGCGCATTAATGCCGGTGACCGTAAAGGTGCGTGCGAGTCTATCCGCTGGTGGATCCGTGACGGTGGCAAAGACTGCCGGTTAACGAAGGGTCAGGCGAACGGCTGTTACGGGCAGGTGGAACGACGGGACCAAGAAAGTGCGCTGGCATGCTGGGGGCTCGATAAATGAAAACCCGACACCTTATTGTGATCGTCGTGTTCATTGTCTGCCTGTTCGGCGGGGTGTGCTGGTCAGCTTGGCACTACAGCGACAAAGCCAGCCAGGAAAAAGCACGGGCTGACTCAGCTGAGCAGCAGGCCGAAGCCGCCAACGCAGTCACCGAAAACGTCATACAGGCTGTGAATATCATTAACGCCATTTCAGAGGCCAACCAGGATGCAAAGAACAAGATCGCACTGGAGTCACAGAGAGCCCAGAACGATATCAAAATGGCTGTTGAGGATGATGATTGTGCTCGTCGGCCTGTGCCTGCTGCAGCTGCTGACCGGCTGCGGCAATACGCGGACAGTTTACGTTCAGATGCCGGCGGTACCACTGCCAGCAAGCCTGACCGCTGAGACGCCACAGCCCGCCATCACTGAACCGCTGACCTACGGGGCCAGTCTGGATCTGAATGTCAGCCTGTTGACTGCGCTGGGTCAGTGCAACATCGATAAGGCCAGCATCAGAAAGATAGAAATTATGAGAGCTTCACATCAATGAAATTTTGATGGGATATCCACTTGAAATCCAAGGCCATACCCTCATGATGCTATGGGAATAAAACGTCGTTAAATTAATGAGGACTCATTATGTTAGAAGGGTATTTTGGTAATGGACCATCCGCTGAAGACAGGCAGCGCTTACTGGCTGTTCAGGCAGCGCTTGAAATAGTAAAAGCTACTGCCAGCTCCGGTGGAGTAATGCATAGCAACTTAGATCAAGCTTCGGACCGCATTGGAAAGCTGGCTGATGCAATCGAGTCCGCACTTAAAAAATAAACTTCGGACTTTGTATACAACCGCCTTCGGGCGGTTTTTTATTGCTGAATATATGCCTGTATCGAGAGTAAATTTAAATAACGTTTCTTTGAGAAAGTAACAAATGACATTAGAAACATATATATAATTAACCTTCTCTGAATCTTCTTATCGACTCTTGTTCACTGATGTACTCAAAAGGCAGCAACTTTTCTGGTTTGCTCTCCGAAAACCAGCCCTGACTGCTGCGCTTAAGAACTGAGCCATTTGCAAAGCAAATATTACTCACACTGCGAATTAATGCGAATTTACCGTTATTAAAAGCGACCCGGTGAATGCAAATCGGATGTGAAGATTCTCCCTGAAAACGGCTCTCAATAATGCCACATGTGAGCATTACGTCTGTAGTATTTTTCATGATTGCCTTCTATCTCAAAGTGTTCTGGTTACTAAAAGTTTGTTTGAAGGAAGAGCGGCTTATCCTCCAATGCATTTACATTCAGATGGTAAGAAATCCAGACCGCAATACGGGCATTCAAGAGATAAATCTTTACGCATTTTTCCTGCTTTCTGGTCTGCGATCTGAGAGCACCTGGGACAGGTGACATGTACGGGGCGCTCTTTAAGCTTTCTAAGTCCGCTGGTGTACGACACGGTATACTACTCCAAACTTTTGGACAGGAAGGTACAAGCTACCAACAACTTATAGCTAAATGAGGGGGGTAAAATCTCACAAGAAGGTTTTCAGGGGACTTACCGTTCCTCGGGGAGAAAGAAGTGCCCACATTTCGGGCATATACAGGTAATGTTCTTACGGATTTTGCTGCTTTTTTGTTCCATGGCGTAAGAGCAGTGTGGACAGTTAACTTTAACTGGCTTATCCATGTACATTTTTAGGTCATCGAAAATAGTCATAAAATTTACTCTATAAATGTGTGGGTAATCATTGTATCCCTCCTGACTTTTATTTGCTCACTTATTGTTCAGTTATGCTTTTCGTAAGGTGAAACGGTCTGTACGAAGTTTCGCACTTCCGAAAGGCGCTCAAACATGTGGGTGAGAAAACCTTTCTTTAATGCTTAATTAGCAAGCCAATGGCATCAGCTGGTAGGCATCGTAATGGCTTTAACCACAGGAAAAGAACCATGGCTAAACCGGACTGGGGCGAGCTTCAGCAGCGGTTCCTGTCCGATCATGCCAGCACCGGCATTTCCCCCAAAGACTGGTGCGATGCGAAGGAACTGAACTACGCCACCGCCCGCCGTTATATCAAAAAGCCCGCTGCGCAAAGTGCGCAGAAACCTGCGCGCAAAAAAGTGCGCAGTGCGCAGAAAGAAAAGAGCGTAGATGTGCTGGTGGATAGCGAGCTTACCGCCCAGCAAAAGCGCTTCGTTGTTGAATACCTCATAGACCAAAACGCCACGGCCGCCGCCTTAAGGGCAGGTTACAGCGATGCAAGTTATGGGCGTCAACTCCTCACGATTCCTCACGTTGCACAGGCTATTGCGCAGCAGCAGAAAGCCTCTCTGATGCGCACGCTTGCCAGTGCTGATGAGGTGCTGGCGCAGATGTGGCAGCTCGCCACTTTCGACGCTAATGAACTCTCGCAGTACCGCCGGGGATCCTGCCGCTACTGTCATGGCTTCGGCCACAACTACCAGTGGCGTGACATGGTGGAGTTTGAAGAGCACCGGCTAACAGCGATCGAGAAGAAGGGTAAAGAGCCGGTAGACGTAGGCGGTTATGGCTATGACCATAACCGGGAGCCGAATCCGACATGCCCTCGCTGTAATGGTGACGGCATCGGCCAGCCGTATTTCGCTGATACCCGTAAGCTGCCGCCTGTCTCCCGCTTGGCTTACTCCGGCATCAAACTCGGCAAGAACGGGGTTGAGATCACCGCCATCAGTCGGGAGCGGATGTATGAAGCCGTGATGAAGCGGCTTGGACTGGCGGACAGCGAGTTTGCACAGCAGCTGCAGCAGATCGAAATCGAACGTCGCCAGCTGGAGGTGGAAAAACTCCGTAAAGAGCTGGCTGCAGATCCGGAAGATGAGGTACCGATGCCCGTGGCAATTAATATTAACGTCGCGGATGCTCGCGTAAGGAAAGACGATGATGGGGATATCGCCGACCCTTAACGTACCGCAGGCGCAGTTTCTGGCGATGCCGCATAAGTTCAAGGCTTACGTGGCGGGCTTCGGTTCCGGTAAGACGTGGGTGGGCTGCGGCGGAATCTGCAAGGGAATGTGGGAACACCCCAGAATCAACCAGGGCTACTTCGCGCCGACCTATCCGCAGATCCGCGATATCTTCTACCCAACAGTGGAAGAGGTGGCGTTCGACTGGGGCCTGAAGGTCCAGATCAACGAGAGTAACAAAGAGGTTCACTTCTACGCCGGGCGGCAGTACCGGGGAACCACTATCTGTCGCTCGATGGAGAAACCGGCCACGATCGTCGGGTTTAAAATCGGCAACGCGCTGGTGGATGAACTGGACGTAATGCCTGCGCTCAAAGCGCAGCAGGCCTGGCGGAAGATCATTGCCCGCATGCGCTATAAGGTCGCTGGTCTGCGTAACGGCATTGACGTCACCACTACACCGGAAGGGTACAAGTTCGTTTACCAGCAGTTCGTTAAGGCGGTGCGCGATAAGCCGGAGCTGGCGGCCCTGTACGGGCTGGTGCAGGCCTCCACGTTTGATAATGAAGCGAACCTGCCTGATGACTATATTCCCTCGCTGCTGGCGAGCTATCCGCCAGAACTGATTAAGGCCTACCTGCGCGGGCAGTTCACCAACCTGACCAGCGGCACCATTTACCACCAGTTTGATCGCCGGTTGAACAACTGCACAGATGAAGAGCAACCGGGTGAGCCGCTGTTTATTGGCATGGACTTTAACGTCGGCAAGATGGCCGCCATCGTTCATGTGAAGCGTGACGGACTGCCGCGCGCGGTGCGGGAGCTGGTGAAGGTCTACGACACGCCAGCGATGATCAAACGTATTCAGGAGGAGTTCTGGCGCTACGAGGGTGGCCGCTACGTCGCCAGCCGCCAGATCTACGTCTATCCGGATGCCTCCGGCGACAGCCGCAAATCTAACTGCGCCAGCCTGACCGATATTGCTCAGCTCAGAGAGGCAGGGTTTAGCATGATGGTTAACGCTGCAAACCCACCGGTGAAAGACCGCATCAACTCGATGAACGCCATGTTCTGCAACGCGCTGGGCGAACGCCGGTACCTGGTCAACGTTCAGCGCTGTCCGGTTTATACCGAGTCGCTGGAGCAGCAGGTGTGGGACAAAAACGGCGAGCCGGACAAAAAAGCAGATAACGACCACCCCAACGATGGTGGCGGGTATTTCATTGTGAAGGATTACCCCATCGTCAAACCGGCATACTCAATCACCATGGATACCACCTTCTGATATGGCTAATAACGACATCACCTGGGTTCGTCCTGAACACCGGGCGGCCAGCGCTGCCTGGAAGAAAATCAGGGACTTTTGCAAAGGCGCTGAGGCGGTAAAAGATCCGGGCAATAACTACCTGCCTTTGCTCGACCCCACAGACAAAAGCATTCGCAACCGCAAGCGCAACGAAGACTACCTGCAGCGCGCGGTCTTCTACGCGATCACGGGCAATACCAAAATCGGCCTCCTCGGGCTGGCCTTCAGAAAGGATCCGACCTTTTCCGCGTCGGACAAACTGAGCTATCTCCTGAAGAACGCTGACGGCGCTGGCACCAGCATTTACCAGCAGTCGCAGCTGGTGGCCGAGAACGTGCTGGAGGTGGCCCGCGACGGGCTCTATGTCGATTACGCAGAGGGCAGCGGCCAGGCCATCATCCTGCGTTACCTGGCCGAGAACATCATCAACTGGCGCACGAAACGTATCAACGGACGCGATCAGCTGGTGCTGGTGGTGCTGAGGGAATGCGTGGAAAAGGAAGATGGTTATGCGTTCAAGGATGAGGTCCAGTATCGCGAGCTTACGCTCGAAGAGGGACGTTTCATCTGTCGTGTGTGGCGTCGCAGCGGGGATGCTGGTTCCGGCGCGTTCACTGTCAACAGCGAATACCAGCCAAAGCCCAAAGGCAAAGACAGCTGGGACGAAATCCCGTTCACCTTTGTTGGCGCGCAGAACAACGATCCTTCTATCGATGATTCTCCGCTGGCCGCGCTGGTGGAGATAAACCATGGACACTTCCGGAACAGCGCCGATTACGAAGACAGCGTGTGGTTCTCCGGCCAGGTTCAGCCGTACATGACGGGGCTGGATGAGGGGTGGCGCGATCACCTGGAGAAGAAGGGGGTCAAGATCGGCTCCCGCTCGCCGCTGCTTCTGCCCCGGGAGGGCAGCTTTGGTTATGCCCAGGCGCAGCCCAACATGCTGGCGAAAGAAGCGATGGACAGCAAGCGCGATTACATGGTGCAGCTGGGTGCCCGGCTCATCGAGCAGAATGCGGCGGTGAAGACTGCAACGCAATCCAGCAGCGAGCAGACATCGTCCACCTCTGTGCTGGGCATTTGTGTGTCGAACGTATCGGAGGCTTACTCGCTGGCCATCGGCTGGTGCGCGAAGTATCTGGGCGTCGATGAGCATCAGGCGGCCTACGCGATCAACCAGGAGTTCATTGCTAAGGTCGCCGAGTCCGGCATGGTTACCGCTATTGTGAACGCCTGGCAGTCCGGCGCAATCCGCGACACTGATATGGTTCGTGCGTTGCAGAAGCTTGACCTCATCAATCCGGCAGACAGTCCCGACGATATTATTGACGAGCTGCATAACCCAAATCCCACCCTGATCGGCGGTAACAATGGCAACGGTAAATGAAACGTTACGTGACGAAGCCATAGCTCACACCGTCTGGATCAGCCGTTACAGCACAGGTGTGGCAAACCGCATGGTTAAGCTGCTGAACGACAGCGACGCCGAGCTTACCGCACGGCTGCTGGTGGCGATGGACAGCCTGCCCACCAGCCAGTTTACGGTCAGCCGACTGGAAAACATACTGGGGAGCGTACGCGAGCTTAACCAGCAGGCCATTGCGGGAATGCAAACCAGCCTGGCGGATGAGCTCCTGCAGCTGGCCGGGCATGAGGCGGGTTACCAGCTGAGCCTGTTTGACGCGCTTCTGCCGCAGCAGGTGAAAGAACGGTACCCGTTGCAGGGCATCACACCTGAACAGCTTTACGCGGCGGCCATGGCCCAGCCCTTTCAGGGGCGTCTTCTCAGCGAGTGGGCCGGCAACCTTGAAGCCGACCGCATGGCACGTGTTGTCAATGCAGTACGTCGCGGTTACCTGCTGGGTGACACCACGGAGACGATTGCCCGACAGGTTCGCGGGATCGCCAGCAAAGGCTACAAGGACGGCGCGCTGCAACTCAGCCGGACAAACGCCGCCAGCATTACCAAAACGGCAGTGAATCACCTGGCGGCAACGGCACGAGCCAGTTTCGCAGAGGTCAACGGCGATATCCTGCAAGGCAAGCAGTGGCTCTCCACGCTGGACAACAAAACCACGCCGACATGCATCATCCGTGACCGTCTGCGTTATACCCTGGACAATAAACCTGTGGGCCATAAGGTGCCGTACCTGCAGGGGCCGGGGAAAATTCACTTTTGCTGCCGCTCCACGGAGACGCTGATTACCAAATCGTGGCGTGAGCTCGGGATCGACAGCGACGAGATGGATGAAGGTACCCGCGCCAGCATGGACGGGCAGGTGCCGGCGGATACCACCTATCTGGACTGGCTGGCCCGGCAGTCGCCGCAGCGTCAGGATGAGATCCTCGGGCCGGAGCGGGCCGCGCTTTACCGCAGCGGCGAGCTACAGCTCGGGGAGATGTTTACGGACAAGGGCGAATGGATAAGCCTGGCCCGCCTTAAAGCGCTCAGTTGATCCCAAAACATTTTTCACTTACGGCTGCCTCCGGGCAGCCTTTTTTATTGGGCGAGGCCCATAACATCCCAAGGGGAAATCATGTTAATTCGAAATATGCTCCTGAAATACTACGCACCTGAAGACGATGGCCAGGGCGGCGGGGGCGGTGGTGGTACCGAAATCACTCCGGAAATTCAGAAGCTGATTGATGATCAGGTCGCAGCTCAGGTGACCGGCCTGAAAACCAAAAACTCCGAGCTGCTGGGCACAATCAAGCAGCAGAAAGACAACCTGTCCCGCTTTGACGGTATCGATCCTGATGCGGTGCGCGGCATTCTGCAGCGTTTTTCCGACGACGAAGAGGCAAAGCTGATCGCCGCCGGGAAAATTGATGAGGTGCTGGATAAACGCACCGAGCGCCTGCGCGCTGATGTCGATAAGCAGATCAAAGCGGCCAATGAACGCGCGGAAAAGGCCGAAGCCTTCTCCGGCAAGTTCCGGGATCGTGTACTCGGTGATGCCATCCGGGCGGCAGCGTCAAAAGCTGGCGCGCTGGCGGAAGCATCCGATGACCTGATCCTGCGTGCCAGAGGCACATTCCAGCTCAACGACGAAGGCGAGGCCGTAGCAGTTGATGCGAATGGCGACGTTCTGTTCGGTAAGGACGGCAAAACCCCACTAAGCCCGCTTGAATGGGCGGAGTCGCTCAAGGAGACGGCACCGCACCTGTTCCCGCGCGCTGAAGGTACCGGCGCGGGCGGGCACAAGCCTGGCGGTGGTGGCAGCCATAAACGTTCAGAGATGAGCGCCAGCGAAAAGGCGGACTATATCCGCAAGCATGGCCAGCAGGCCTTCCTCAAACTCCCGAAATAAGAGACTTACTCAATGGCTACAACTGTTAATAACGATCTGGTCATTTATGACGATCTGGCGCAGACCGCTTTCCTCGAGCGCCGCCAGGATAACCTTGAGGTGTTCAACACATCTTCCAATGGTGCGATTCTGCTGGATAACGAGCTGATTGAAGGCGACTTCCGCAAGCGTGCTTTCTACAAGGTAGGTGGCTCCATCGAGTCGCGTGATGTGAACTCCACCGTCAAGGTAAATGGTAAAAAAATCGGTGCAGGCGAAGCGGTGTCTGTTAAGGCACCGTGGAAATACGGTCCGTACGAAACCACTGAAGAGGCATTCAAACGCCGTGGACGTACGGTTGACGAGTTCTCTGAAGTGATCGGCGTTGACGTGGCTGATGCCACCCTGGAAGGCTATGTGAAATATGGCCTGAAAGCGTTAACAGCTGCAATCGGGGCTAATGCCGATATGGTAGTTACCGCCGATATCGAAACCGACGGAAAGAAAACCCTGACGCGCGGGCTGCGCAAATACGGCGACAAATTTAACCGCGTAGTGCTGTTCGTCATGCACTCCGCTACCTACTTCGACATCGTGGACGAGGCGATCGCCAGCAAGATTTACGAAGAAGCGGGCGTGGTGGTGTACGGCGGCCAGCCGGGCACCCTGGGTAAGCCGGTGCTGGTGACCGATACCATGGATGCCTCCGCCATTCTGGGGCTGGTGGCCGGTGCGGTGACCGTGACCGAATCGCAGGCGCCGGGCTTTCGCTCCTACGACATCAATGATCAGGAAAACCTTGCGGTCGGCTATCGTGCTGAGGGTACCGTAAACGTCGAGCTGCTGGGCTACAGCTGGGATACTGCCAAAGGCGAAAACCCGGATCTGACTGCCATCGGCACGGCCGGTAACTGGAAAAAGCATTTCACCAGCAACAAATCCACTGCGGGTGTGCTGATCAAGCTGGGGGCCGCATCGGGGGAGTAACCCTGTCAGCGGATAAAACCTCCGCAACTGCTGACAGTACCGATGCGGTTACCTTCTCCCTGAAATACACCCGTAACGGCGCGGGCGTGTCCGGAGCAGCTGTCGCCTGGTCGTCTACTGGCGGCACGCTGAGCACTGAGGGATCGCAGACCGGCTCTGCCGGTGGCGCCACGGTGAAACTCACTTCTGATACCGCCGGAAAGTTCACCGTGACGGGTACGGTCGATGGTGGGGCGCAAACCAGTGAAGACATCACCTTCACTGCCGCTGCCGAAGACTAACTGACGGGGCGCAAGCCCCGTTTCTTTGGGTGCAACGATGATCATTACCGATATCACTTCACCGGCCAGGAACAGCTACGCAGGTGAGGGGGATTTGAAAGCCTTTGCAGATCTGCGCGACATCACGCTGCCGGAAAAGATCGCGCCGTTGCTCATTAGAGCGATGGATTATCTTGAAGGGCTGGACTGGGCTGGCTGGCGGAGCAAACCGAATCAGGCGCTGGCGTGGCCGCGCGGCGGGATCATCCTTGACGGATACGAGCTGCCTGCCGGTGAGGTACCGCGTCAGGTTGTTACCGCGCAGTGCATGCTGGCGGTTGAGGCGATGGATGGCGAGTTGCTGGGCAGTGTGCGTGAGGCGGCCGTGAAGTCCGAACGTGTGGAGGGAGCCGTAACCACGACGTATGCCGTCGCTGACGGCGAAGTGTTCAGACCGTCTTACCCGGCGGTGATGGCTTTGCTCGGCGAGCTGGCTGGTGGTCGTGGCTATGCAATAAACGCTTTTGCGGAGCGTGCGTAGTATGCCTGTTAGCTACACCCGCATGCGGGCCACCAGCACGCGCCTGCTCACGGAGAACGGCGCGGAGTACCCGGTAAAGCGTAAGGGCACTGTGAGGGTTACCGGCGGCGTTGAGCACCGCGAACCGGATAAAACGTTTACCGCCATTGGCGTGCGAACTGATTATAAACCCGGCGAAATTGACGGTACGGTCATCATAAACGGCGACACGCGCATTGTTTTTACCGCTGATACCGAACTGCGCACCGGCGATATGGTGGACGTGGACGGCAAATGGTACCGCATTGAAAAACCCAACCCGGTTAAGCCGGGCAAACTGCTGCTGTGCTACCGTGCTCAGCTGAGGGCATAACATGGCAGATAACCAGGCGTTTATGGTGTCCATCAATGCGTTCGTCAGCCAGGCAAAGGAGCGGCAGGAAGAGGTGGTGCGTGTGGTCGGCATCAAAATCCTGGCACGACTGGTGCAGATGTCGCCCGTCGGTAATCCCGAGCTGTGGGGGGTTAACCAGACGGCTGCGGCCTATAACGCTGCTGTCGCTGAGCACAACAGCCTGTTGAGGCAGAACCCTGACAACCTGACTAAGGCAGGACGGCTGCGACCGGGACGCAAGGTTAACGACAGCATGGACCTGAAGGCACCGCCGGGCTATACAGGCGGGCGTTTTCGCGGTAACTGGCAGGTGTCGTTTGACCAGCGGGCCGCGGGCGAGACCGGGCGCATCGACAAGGCCGGGCATGAGACGATTGCCGTCGGCAACCTGATGCTCGAGCAGTTCAAAGTCGGTACCAAGGCGGTCTACTTCTGCAATAACGTCCCATACGCATACCGTCTGGAGATGGGGCATTCCAGCCAGGCGCCCGGCGGCATGGTGCGCATCACCGCTGCCGAGTTCCAGCAGTTCTTCAGCGAGGCAGTCAGCGAGGTTAAAAATGATACCGGACATCACAACGGCGCTTGAGGCCATGCTGGGTGTGTGGGCGGACGGCGAGGGCGTGCTGGTGGCCTGGGATAACATTCAGTTCGACCCTCCAGCCGACGGGCTGTATCTGATGTCCCACGATATGCCCGCGCAGCCCTACAGCATCGACCTTGCCGGCGGCTGCCGGGTCTACCCCGGCGTGTATCAGGTAACCGTCGTCGCGCCAGCTGGTGGCGGCAAATCACAGGCCAGGGCGCTGGCCCGCCGCGTCGCCGGGTTGTTCCCGGTGAATCAGGAGGTTCCCGGCGACGGCTTTACTGCCTGGGTGACATCACCGCCTGCCATCTACCCCGGCATACCGGACGGCGTGTCCTACTCCATCCCTGTCAGCATCAACTACCGGGCTGATATCTCAGCCTGATCCCCCTACCGGCACTGCCGGTTTTTTATTTCTACATGGAGAATCCCTATGGGCTTCGCATTACCCAATGGTGCCACGGTATTCGTCGGCTCGAAACTCGCCACGCCTGTAGCAGTGACGGGCGTAAGCAATGCCGCAGGCGCTGTTTTTACCGTTGCAAACGGCCACGGCCTCGCTGTGGGCGATGTGGTGCTGGTTTCCAGCGGCTGGGCACTGATTGACAGCCTGGTGGCCCGCGTAACGGCGCAGATGACCACCAGCGTGACGATCGGGGTGATTAACAGCACCGACACCAACTTCTTCCCGGCTGGCTCCGGCGCTGGGTCACTCAGCAAAGTGGCGGAGTGGACTGAAATCCCACAAATCACTGAGGTTGCACAGTCCGGCGGCGACCAGCAGTACACGCAGATCCAGTTCCTCGCCGATGATCGCCAGCGCAACCTGGCGACCTACAAAGCGGCCAAGTCGCAAAACATCACGATGGCGCATGACTCTACTTTGCCGATTTACAGCGTGCTGTCAGCTGCAGATCGTTCCGGTGATACGCTGCCACTGCGCATGTACGTGCCGAAAGCAAAGGAAATGCGCTACTGGTCGGCAAAGGCATCGTTCGATCCTATGCCGACAACCTCTGTAAACAACGTAGAAACGGTGCAGCCAGCTTTTGCCATTCAGTCGCGTGACATGACGTTTTACAAAGACACCGCCCCGCAGGCGGCAGCCTAACCCAGCCCCTTAACAGGCCCGTCAGCGGGCCTTTCTTTCTGCCGAGGAATACATGGCTACAAAATTTCAGCTGCAACCCAAACCCACGTTTAAAGCCAATGTGACTATCCCGCGTGCCGGTGATGATGATGGCGTACTTACCTTCACCTTCCGCCACAAGCCGCTCAAGGAGCTGGCCGCGCTTGAGACGATGGAAGGCAAAACCGCCGTCGATTTTCTGGTGGAGATCACCGAAGGCTGGGCGCTTCCGGACGCGTTCAACCAGGAGAATCTTGAAGTGCTGCTGGACAACTACCCCGGCGCGATGAAAGCGATCGTTGGCACCTACTATCGCGAACTGACGGGTAACCGCGAAAAAAACTGATAGCGGTTGCCTCGGCGTTTTATACGCCTGAACCCTCCACCGAAGACCTGGCCGCGTTCGGCCTGAGCGCTGATGACTACACCGAAGAAGAGCAGACCGTTGAGGTATGGCCCGACGTCTGGCCCGCGTTCGCTGTTTTCCAGTCGATGGGCACGCAGTGGCGCACGGGCATGGGCGGCGTCACCGGGCTGGATTACAACGTGCTGCCCTGGCTGATGAAGCTGAACGGCGTGGAGGATGAGGCAACCGCATTAAATGATATCCGCGTTATGGAAAGCGCGGCGCTGAAGATTATTCATAACCCGTAAATATCTCTTTAACGACAACTTTTTTCATTTTCAATCCTCTGATAGGATTAATCTTAACTTTTACCGATGGGATTAGGGACATGAATAAATTAGCTTTTTTGGGTGTGTTCGGAGCGGTCTTTCTGGTGGGCGGATGCACAACCCCTGTCAGAAACTATGTACCACAGACCAAGCAAGTCAGTATTCCGCCGCTTAATACTGTGACAACAACATATGTTGGTGAAGATATGGTCCGTCAAGGTATTGATGCCAGCATGGACGCACTACGTTTCAACCAAGCAGTGGTCATTGGTTCAATCGCAACATATACAATCCCTGCAGGGGATTATGTGAAAATCGGCGAAGATACAACATCAGAGTTTTTTTCTAATACCGATAAAACGTCAGGAGCAATTGTCCCTTACCGTCCAATGATAACTGATCCCACCCAAAGTATTCAGCTCAAGAGAAACGGTGAGATCTGTATTGTTACTATTTATGGGGGAAGTAAATGTGACACTGGCAAACCTTTCAGTAAAGTAAAATTACAGACAGAGCAGCAGTCCTCATTTCAACAAACTTTGATTTATAACGGAAAGGTTGCTAATAAAATCAATATTGGCTACCGCGAATTCCAGGGCGGAATGGCAAGAGCCGCTTTTTCAAACGAAGTTGAATATGATCTCTCAGAGTCTAAAACGATTCGTTATAAAGGAGCGATTTTGGATGTAATTGAGGCAAATAATCAGTCAATTACATTCAAGCTAACGCGAAACTTTAATACTCAATAATAATTTCTCACTGTAATCAACCCCGCCTTTGCGGGGTTTTTTTATGCTCGGAGACAATGCATGACCGATATAGCAACGATTTCGCTCCGGGTGAATACCGCCGAGCTGGAGCGCGGGAATAAGGCGCTGGACGATTTCCAGCAAACTGCGGCCGGAGCTGCCGGTAAGGCTAATGATCTCAACAGCGTTTTCCGTACTGGTATCGATCATCAGAAGAAAAATGCTGACAGCCTTAAGCAACAGCAGCAGGAGCTGCAGAACCTGCTGAATAAAATCAGCCCTGTTAACCGCGCAATGAACGAGCTGGAGACGCTGCAGGCGTCGCTGGCGGGTTTTCGCGGAAAAGGGCTGCTGGGCGATGAGGATTACGGCCGGTTCAGTGCAGTACTGGACACCACACGTAACAAGCTCTTTCAGGTCATGGAGGCCGAGACCGCCGAAGGACAGGAGCGGTTAAAATTGGCCCAGGAGACTGAGCGTGCCAGCGCGGCGCAGAATGCTTTCCTGAAAAGCCTGGCCGATCAGGCCGCCACCTTCCGGGCCTCTAAGTCCGACGCTCTGGAGTATAAAGCGGCGCTGATGGGTATGTCTGAGGAGGCCGCTCCCCTTATCCAGCATATCCGGCAGCGGGAATTGTCCATTGCCAGTGAAGCCGAACAGAACAGGCTGGCTGCGCAGGAACTGCGTGAAAAGCTGACCGCTGAACGGCAGGCAGCTGCTGAGGCATCGCGCCTGCAGTCGCAGAATGACAATTTTGTGGAGTCGCTGCGCAACCAGGCGCAGGCCATCGGTAAGTCACGCGCCGAACTGCTGGAGCTTAAAGCGGCGCAAATGGGCCTGTCGCAGGAGACGGCGCCATATATTGCGGCGCTGAAAGAGCAGGAGGCTGCAACCGCCCGGGATGCAGCGAACAAGCGGGTTACTGCCCAGCAGTCCCGCATGCTCAAACAGGTTATCGCAGAGCTGGAGGCGGCAGAGCGGGCCGAAGCCGCTGAGGCACAGCGGGCACAGGCTATTCGCGATTCATTCACTCGTTCACTGGAAGACCAGGCCGCGGCGATCGGCAAAACACGGGCGGAGCTGCTGGAGATGAAGGCCGCGCAGTTAGGTGTGTCGCAGCAGTCGGCACCGTTTATCGCGAAACTGCGGGAGCAGGAGACAGCCTGGGAAAGGGGCATTATCAGCGCCGGGCAGTATCAGCAGGCCATGCGCCAGCTCCCCGCGCAGATCACCGACGTAGTAACGTCGCTTGCTGGTGGTCAACCGATCTGGCTGGTGGCTATCCAGCAGGGCGGGCAAATTAAAGACTCGTTCGGCGGCATCGGCAATACGCTGAAGGCGCTGGGCAATATGATCACCCCAGCACGGCTGGCGTTAGGTGCTCTTGCAACTGCGGGGGCACTGGTTGCTTACCAGTTTTACAGAACCGGGCAGCAGACTGAAGATTTACGAAAGTCTCTGGCGCTAACCAACAGTTTTTCTGGAATGACTGCTAATTCGATGATGCGCACACTGGAGGCGGCGAGCGCGGCAGGCATTTCTTATTCTAGTGCTTCCGACGCGCTCAATAGCTTAGTGAAAGCAGGTGTCCCCGCAGGTGCTAACTTTGAACAGCTGACGGTGGCTGTATCAAAATTTGCCAAAGAATCAGGCGTATCGCTGGATGAGCTTGCAAAGGATTTCGAAGCGATCGCAAACGATCCGTCAAAAGGAATCTTAGCACTTAATGAGAAATATCATTTCCTTACTGCTGTCCAGTATGAGCACATCAATGCGCTTCAGGAAGAGGGCAAATATACAGAGGCGCTGGCCGCAGCGAATCAAGCAGCTGCCGATGGCATGAACAATGCCGCCAGCAACATGAAAGAGTCGCTGGGCACCGTTTCCAGCATCATTCGTGGCCTGACTGATATGGCAAAGGGGATGTGGGATGCTATCGAAGGCATTGGGCGGACACCATCTGATAATGAAAACTTAAAGACCCTTACAACCAGACGCGAGAGCATTCAGGCGCAAATCTCAAATTCTGAGAGAACTGGTTATAACCGTGGTAATGGCAGGCTGGATGAATGGCGCAAGGAATTGAATATCCTTAATGCCCAGATTAATGCTTTTACTTTGGCTGGTGACATCCAGATTGCTAAGGCAAAAGGAGCCAGTAGCGCACAAGAACAGCATAACCAAAACCTTAAAGATGCCATTGCCCTCCAGCAGGGATTAGATCAGGGTTTAACTAATCGCGAGAAACGCGAAAAGGCCATTAATGAACTTAACCGGCAACGCATAAGAATGAATGCTGCTGTTGCCGCTGATCCAAAAAGTAATGTTGGAATGTCTGACGCTGAGTACAAACAGCGTCTGGCTAACATCAATAATCAGTACAAGGACCCCAAAACGCCCAAAGCAAAAGGGGTAACAGTCGCTGCCGGCGATCGCGCAGAAGACTCTGCTCAGGCTGAACTGCTGGCTCTGCAGGCGCAGCTAAAAACGCTGCAGGATCACCGCTCGGTCAATGACACGATCAGCCAGCAGCGGAAAGACCTCTACACCACTGAGTCGAAATTCGCCGTGCTTGAGGAGGCGGCCCGCACACGGCAGCTGTCTAAGCAGGAGCAATCCCTGCTGGCGAGCAAGAATCAGGTGCTGGAACTCGCCCGGCAGAAAGCGCTGCTGGGTGACCAGATCACCGCTCAGGAGCAGCTGAACAAGCGCATGGACACGGCCAGCAAGTATGTCACGCAGATGGCAGAAAAGCAGGCCGGGCTTGAATCAGGTGCAACGATGAGTGACAGGCTGGCGAGCCGCCAGACAGCGCTCTCTCAGCTGCGCAGCGGCTGGATTAATGCCGGTGGCAGCCTTGGGGATGAGGGCTACCAGAAGGAGCTTAAAGCTGCTAACGATTACTACGAAGCGGAGGATAAGCTTCGCGGTGACTGGCGGGCTGGCTTTAAAAAAGGGTGGTCCGAATACCTGGACTCTGCGACAAACGTCTACGCCTCTATGCAGAGCGTGGCGCAGTCAGCGATGGGCGGTATCTCCGACATGATGACGAGCCTGGTCACCACCGGCACGGCAAGCTTCAAGACATTTGCCGCATCGATGATGAAGATGATCGCTGACGTCATTAACCGGCTGCTGGTGGCCTACGCCGTGCAGTCTGCTCTGGGGTGGGTTACTGGCAGCGTCAGCAGCAGCGGCGGAAGCACGCCATCAGGTGCCTACACCAGTGCGGCTAATTCAGGCGTCAGCCTCTATGACTCAGGTGGCTATACTGGCCCCGGCGGCAAATATGAACCTGCAGGCATCGTTCATAAAGACGAGTTTGTCTTCACCAAAGAGGCCACCAGCGCGCTGGGTGTCGATAACCTCTATGCGCTCATGCGTAACGCTCAAGGCTATGCCAGCGGTGGGCTTGTCGGTAGGGCACCCATGTTCGGTCTGGGCAATAACGCAGGCGCGGCCAGTATGGCTCCAGTAATCCAAACCACAGTACACGTTGATGCTAACGGTAATGCTTCGGCGCAATCAGAAGGCTCTGGTGATGCAATGGGCCGGGCGCTAGCGGCGGAGATGCAGAATGCAGCCACTCAGATAGTGCAGAAGCACCTGAAGAACGGCGGACTGATTTATAACTTCGTCAAAGGCCGATAGGCCAAACAGATGAGTAATAATGAGCCGAAAGGTAGGAGAAAGTTATGACCTTAGAACAACGATTTGAAGCGCTGGAGAAAGAGATTGCTGATCTGAAAGAGCGGCTTGCTCTATTAGACAACGCGACAAGCCACTCTATGATTCAATTACAAAAAACGATCTCAGTTGCAGAAAAAAAGGCGGTTAAGACCTAATTTTACGTAAAGCTAGTTCTTCTATTTCGGCAATTGTTTTACTCTTAATTTGATCAGCATCTATATCAAGCTCTACCGAAACATAAGGAATACTGCTTCCTGTAAGTCCAGCAGTAAGCTTGAATGTATTGCCTTCAGTAGCGAAATTAATATTGCTGATGCTAGTCAACTTAAAGTCGTTCATCTCATCGTCCTTTTCAGAGGTAATCAGCCATCCCTCCTTTGCTAAATACGCCCATGCCCAAACATGGACGGGCTGAGTAACCAACATACCCAGGGATGTAAATCAGCGACATCCTGATATTCAACCAGTAGCCACCTGCGGGTGGCTTTTTTTATGGAGTAAATATGGCAGTCGAAACCTATAAGTGGCCTGTGCAGCTGGGCGGCGGGGCCATTGAGTATGCTCAGGCTATCCGCTCCGCCCAGTTTGGCGACGGGTATGAGCAGGTCGCCGAAAACGGCATTAACTCCACGGCCATTCAGGTCCCGATGAAATATGTTGGCAAGGAGACTGAGGTTAACGAGATCCGCGCTTTCCTGCTGGCCCACACCGTAAAAGCCTTTATCATCATCCCGCCGGGAGAGGAAAAGGGACTTTATCGCGTCGTGGCTAACTCAGTACGTAAGAACCTGATCAGCAGCCATGCCGCAGAACTGACGTTCACCATCAGGCGGGCTTACGGGGTTTACGCATAATGGCACTGGTCGATCAGGCAGCAAAACTGGCACCCGGTGGCAGGGTGCGCTTAATCAAGGTGGATGCGTCAGAATTTAGCGGCGGGATCCACCGCTTCCATTACAGCCCGTTCCCTCACACTCCCGAGGAAATCGACGCGGCAAACGGTGATGAGGACAAGCTCGGGCCGAAGCCCATTATCTGGGACGGGGAGGTCTATGAGTTCTGGCCGTTCCAGATGTCCGGCCTTGAACTTTCAACAGACCAGGCGGCAGAGCCTGATCTCAGCGTGTCGAACCTGGACGGGCACATCACGGCGCTATGCCTGCAGTTCCGGGATATGGTCAACGCGAAGGTGAGCATTATCGACACCTATGCCGTCTATCTTGATGCCGTGAACTTTCCGGGCGGTGTTAACCCGACCGCTGACCCGACGATATTCTCTCTCCAGACCTTCTGGCTTGATACGAAAACGGCCGAGCACGACGAAACGGTCGCGTGGTCGATGAGCAGCCCGGCGGACCTGCAGGGGCTGGTGATTCCCACCCGGCAGATAACATCGCTTTGCGAGTGGGCGATGCGCGGCCAGTACCGTAGCGGCGATGGCTGCACCTACAACGGCACGGCTTATTTTGACGCCAAGGGCAATCCTGTTTCAGACCCCGCGCTGGACGCATGCGGCGGTTGCCTGAGCGACTGCCGTAAACGATTCGGAGCTGGTCTGGCCGAACCCAATACCGCCATTCTCGATTTTGGCGGCTATCCCAGCACGGTTCTGATCTCCCGATAAGGTTTTCCCATGAACAAAACGATAATGGCAGCAATCCGGGCACATGCACTGGAGGAGTCACCGCGCGAGTGCTGTGGCTTCGTTATCCAGGCGGGCCGCCGCCAGCGCTACGTCCCGGTACCGAACAACCATGAACACCCCGAAGAGCATTTCCGCATCGATGGCGAGGAGTGGGCTAACGCGGAGGATAGCGGCACGATCATTCGTGTCATTCACTCTCACCCCGGCGACGGCGCGCGGCCAATCCCGTCAGACCTTGATCGCCAGCAGTGTAATAACTCTGGTGTGGTCTGGGGCATCTACGCCCCGGACAGCGACGAATACGCGGAAATCACTCCGGACGAGATCCCCCTGATTGGCCGGCCGTTTATTCTGGGCTCGCATGACTGCTGGGGGCTGATCATGGACTGGCACGCCACGCAGGGCGTCGTGCTGAGCGATTTCCGCGTTGACTACCCCTGGTGGGAGAGCCAGTACCCGGACAACCTTTATGCCGACAACTGGGAGAGGGAAGGCTTCATAGAGTGCGACCCGTCCCCCGCCTGCATGGTGATCATGCAGGTGCAGTCGGATAAGTGGAACCACGCGGGGATCATCACCGAAGAGGGAGAGTTGCTCCACCACCTGTACGGCCAGCCTTCGTGCATCACCCCTTATGCCCGCGGCTATTTTAAAGATCGGACGATGATATGCGTCCGCCATAAAAACTTACCTCAGGAGATCAAACCATGGCGCGATTAACCACTATTCGCCTGTACGGCGCGCTCGGCGCTCGGTTCGGCCGCGTTCACAAATTTGCAGTCCAGACATCAGCCGAGGCCGTGAAAGCCCTGTGCGTCAATTTTGACGGTTTTGAAAGCTACCTTATGAACGCGAAAAAAAACGGCATGGTCTTTGCCGTGTTTCGGGGTAAGCGCAACATTGGGGTGGAGGACTACCAGAACCTGGGCGGCACAAACGATATCCGCATTGCGCCAGTAATGGAGGGGGCTAAAAAGGCCGGGGTGTTCCAGACCATTCTCGGTGCGGTAATGGTGGTTGCCGGGATTGCTATCGCTACACTCAGCTCAGGTGCTTTGGCGACTTTTGGTGCAGGCTTAGCAGCTGGAGGCGTCGGGATGATCGCTGGCGGCGTATACCAGATGCTTTCACCCCAACCGAAAGGCCTACAGGGCCGCGACGATCCCGATAATAAACCCTCATACGCTTTCGGCGGTGCTGTGAACACTATTGCCATGGGCAACCCTGTGCCGGTTTTATATGGGGAACGTGAAATTGGTGGTGCCATTATAAGCGCAGGTATCGTGGCGGAAGATATTTGAAAGTTTAACCTTGCCGAGAAATTCTGGTATTCGCGCTTCTCAATGATAAGATTCAAACTGCCTGAAGCTCTGAGACTATGAAAATGAAAAGAATATTTTTGACGGTTGTTTTTCTGGGGATAGCTGGTTGTGCTACTAAGCCCGTTACTAATGACCAGGCCAAAGAGGTACCAGACCAGCGGTT